TTGATGGTCTGTTAGATCCGATACGACTTGGCCGGGATGTACTTAACGAAATGGCTATAACATTGGGCAGCTATGGTTATGCCGGGCAAATACAGCAAACGCCTGCGCCAGAAAACGGGGCTATATGGGATAAGAACTGGTTTATTGTTGTGCCGGACAGCGAAATGCCATCTCCGTCAGAATTGGAAGCCTATGGCACAGATTGGGATTTAGCTTATACAGCTGACGAAATGAACGCGGCCAATGCCTATGTTACTGCTGGTAAGAAAGATGGTAAGATGTACGTGGACTACATTGATTTTGAATGGCTTGAATTTCCAGAGCTAATTGCCTTTATGAAGAAACAAGCTGAGCCACATTTTATTGAGGCTAAAGCTTCAGGTAAGAGCGCTAAACAATCTCTTACCAAACAAGGCATCCCGGCCATTGAGATTAAAGTAGATGGTGGGGATAAGGTAGCCCGTACTAAAATGGTTACACCTTATGCGGAGGCTGGCATGATATGCGTTCGTAAATCCCAAATCGATAAACTACTACATGATGATCGACAGGGAATACTCAAATTCCCAAATGGCAAGTTCAAGGATTTAAATGATGCGTTCGGGCAAAGCATTAGCCGGTTAATGAGTAGAGTTATTAAAGAAACAAGTTTTGGCTGGTAAAATAAAATCAGTATATTCGTACATACTATGGATATAATAAGCGAAATCAAGTCGGGTAAGTATAATTACAAGTACATAGCATTACGTTTGTACCCCGACAAAGCGGATAATGTGGCAATGGCTACCTTTAGCAATAAGATCAACGGAACCCAAAACCGTAAGTTCACTCAATCTGAAATTGATCAGATAAAAATTATTTTAAAATAGTTCTTGTATATCTGAATATACAATTGTATCTTTGTTTAACAAAACAAACAGAGATATGAAAACTTCAAAAAACACTTACACAAATCAACTTGCAGCCGTAATGAACGCCGCTGACAAAAAGAAACTACCCGCTCAAATTTCAGCATTAGCAGCGTCTTTAGTGCGCGGAAAGGATTTGAAATAATGAAAAGGCGAGTAATGTTAACAGCATGGTCAGTAGCTGACAAGTTCAATTCTTTTGCAGATGCTTTGGTGTATGCCTGGCGTGTAATCAAATTACAAATAGCCCTATTGTGTGGAGTTGTTGAATTTCAATACCGTAAGGTTGATGGTTCGGTTCGTAAGGCGGTTGGAACGCTTGATATATCTTATGAGCGTAAAAGTTCACAGACTTCCAAACGCGGTGCGTTTACTTATTGGGATATTGAAGCTGGTGGTTTTAGGAGTTGCAGGATTGAATCGTTAATATTTTAAGATATACTCGCAAGGGAGCCATTTTCAGACATGGTAGAGTAGCGAGTCAAATGCTGGATTAATATGTTTTGCCCTGATTTTTACCAGCCCCTACATTGAAAACAGAAGATATATGTCTGATATATTGAGTTTTTAGTGTAGGGAACAACAGGGATTTTAATAACCCATTTATCCGGTTAGGGTCGGCTATTTATAAAAGATTGATGATAAATTTGTATCTTTATAATGTAGGGTTGCAGCTACAATTAAACACATTAAAAAAACTTAGCCTATTGGTTAGTACCGACTGCAACCGGGAAAGCCAGTAGGTTTTTTATTTATGGAAGATTTGAAAGGGTTGATTTTTGGTAAAGTAATAGTACTTGAATATGATAAGCCAATATACGTTACTGACAAGAACGGTGTATCTATTAAAAAAAACTATTGGTTATGTAAATGCGATTGCGGATACATCTTTTCAAGACTTGCAGGTCTAATAAAGAATAGAACTAAGGCATGTAAAAAATGTAGTAGAAAAAAGGAAAAGCTAAGTATTAAAAAAAGCAGTTCATACGCTTTTAAAAAATCTAAAGTAATTCCCGAAGACAAAGAGCTTTATAAATTAATTCAAATTAGATACCATGGAATGATTTACAGATGCTATAACAAAAATCATAATTCTTATAAATATTATGGAGAAAGAGGTATATCAGTATATAATCCATGGAAAACCAGTATTTATTTGTTTTATATTTGGTGTGTAAATACTGGTTTTAATAAAGATCTAACATTGGATAGGATAGATGTAAACGGTAACTATTGCCCTGAAAATTGTAGGTGGGTAACGCCAGAATTTCAGCAGAATAATAGACGATGCAATATTAAGAGGGTGTTTAATGGTTTACTTTTAACATCATCTGAGATTGCAAAAATAACTGGTCGTTCTTATATGCAGGAACGGGTATTAACTAATAGAGCAAATAAATAATTTTTCATATCAGTTTTGTTTTGAACGGGAAAAGCGCCAGGCTTTTACCCGTTTTTTTATTTGCGTAGAAATTACCTACATTTACAACATGGGAATTGTAAGTGCATTATTCGGGGCGGCTATACAGAAAGAGGCTAACGAAGCAATAGCGAAACGTGCTGCTAATCAAATGGCAAATAATGTGAGTTTGATCAATATAGGACTTAACTCATCATTACCGGCAATCAATCCCGATGCAGCGGATTACCAAAACATATTTAAAACGATTGGTGCTGTTTACGAAGTAACCGATAGTATCACTAAGAAAGTATTGAACTGCCCATTTGTATTTTACAAGGTTAAGGATAAAGCAAAACTGCAAAAGTCAAAGCAGGTTCAAAAACACGATTCCGTTCAGGCTTATATTCTAAAGATGCAAGCTATTGAGGAAGTAGATAATAGCGAACTACTTGCCCTGCTTACCAACGGCAAAGCTAACCCATACCAAAACGGGTACCAGGTAATGTGGACTGCTATACTATCTTATTTGTTGCAGGGGAATACATATTTGCACGGTGTGCCAGCAGGCAGTAAGATAAAAGAATTATACTGCTTCCCTAATATGGAGATCAATGCCGATTCGGAAGACTTACTGGATCCAATACGTGGATATACTTTACTGACTGATAAGCGTCCCAAGTTTGAAATCGACGAAATACAACATATTAAAACAGGCAATCCATGCCCGGTTGATATCACCATGCAATATTTGTACGGTGTTGCTCCATTACGCGCTTATCTGGAGCCGGTACGTTCTATCAAGGAGGGTAAATCACAGGGCAGCAAGCAACTTCGTAACGGTGGTACGTTCGGTATACTTTCGCCACGTGACAAAGAAGACCAGTTAGACACCGACCAAAAGAACCAGCTCAAAGAAAAGATGATTGAATCCCGTAGGTCGGATGATGAATTATCGAGGGTATTCCCCTCATCTATTCCGCTAATGTGGCAAAGTATAGGGTTACCTGTTGGAGATTTGAAACTGTTGGAGATTGTTAGCGCAAGCGAGGAAGATATTTACCGGGCATTTCACTGGCCGTTGCAGTTCCATAACCAAAAGGCGAGTACAAGTAACAACCAAGCTACCGCAGTTAAGCAGGCTATTTATGATGCAGTGGCACCAGTGTGTGATGTGATAGGCGAGGCATTAACTTCATTCCTGGGTAAAGGATTTGGCGGTATAACTATTGAATTGGACTATACGCAACTCCCCGAAATGGCTGTTAATATGAAGGATGTAGCGGCTTATCTTTCAGCACTACCAAAAGGAATACTGACCCCAAATGAGATGAGGTCAGTATTGCGATACGGTGAGAAGCCAGAAAAGTATATGAGTGAGCATTACGTAGAGTCAGGACTTACCACCCTTGCTGCTGTATATCAATCCTCTATTCAACCACAGGCAACAGGTGAGTAATGTCTGTCAGTGGCGTATCGCTACCTGTACGGTATAGGTGGTACACATAAACACCTAACATTAACCCTAATTTCATACCCATTGCTCGTGCTTTGATGCTAAATATGGAATCAAATTGCAATGATTTTTCCTCAAAACCCCCAAGTGCCTGCCATGTACGAACCCGAAAGCACAGACAACATGCAGCAAGAATATTAGTATAGGGTTCAACCTCGCTATACGCCATGTCCCGCCTACTCTTAGCCACCTCTATATGATGCCTAATATCGTAAACATCAAACATGCCTTGGTGTAATTGATAAGGCATAGCCAAGCGGTTTGTTGTGGCACCTAATAAGTCGTAATCAGTGGTGCTGAGTATGTGTTCAACCTGTGCTTTACTATCGGCCAGAAGCCACAAAACGTCATAATCTGTCAACACGATCCAATCTTCGCTATTGGCTGCCAGTTGAGTGATCGCTTTGTTGATTGAGCCTCCAATGTTTTTGGATGGCGATGAATCGAATGGACTGATATAGTGTGCTTTTACTTGTGCTTCCACCATGCCGTTAAATTATTTTCTTCATACCCCTTAAACACTGTATTCACATGCGCCCCCTGCTCAAACCTGCCCTTAAAATCAATATAAGCAGTATAATTAAACATAGCCATATCGGTTAGCTGGTTTTCTAATCCCGACCGTTCGCACATGATATTGCAAAACTCTAATACCGTGTCACGGTTACCACCACATATGCCAGCATTCAGTAAAGGTAATGGCGTATCAAACATTTCATTGTAAAACTCGTGCATGTGGTGATTTCGTAACCAGGGGTGTGTAAGGTTCGAGACAGCCTCGTTACCAACATACAATACACCCCACTTCATATGGGGGAATGGATTGCGCAGCATAGTAACATCCGTTCCATCTGTGAGCCATACGTAGCACAATGGGTCAAGTGAGGCTACGTAGTCGCGGTAATAAAACCAACGGGCAAAGTAGGGGTTGGTATGAGTTTGAACGGCAGCGTCACGCAACACTATGGGGGCAACCCCAGATACATCCAACACCGACTGTTCCCATAGTGAAGTTTCCACCATGTCCCGCTTAAACCCGTATTGCGGATCTACCAATTCAGTGATTGCACACGTAGCCGCATATCCCGGCACCGGCTTGAATGGTATAAACTCTTTACTATCTCTTACCCTTGTAAGATGGTTGTAATTAGCTGCAATATACAACGCGCGGTTATCCTGTACCGATGATAATGTTTCCATAGCCCAATCCATTGAGTGGAATAATTCCAGGGAGTTCGGCACATCCTGAAACTTGTATGTGGTTAAACCGGCATTGTATATGCGGTTACTCCATTCCGCATGCTCGTGGGAGTAGACAAGGAAGCGAGGGTCGAAACCACCTACTTTGTCGAGCGCGGATTTGTGAACGTATAAGAGGCATCCGCATGGATTTTGGTACTCTATGAGTTCGCCGGTGTTTACGGCTATGCGGTTTCCGTTCGGCCTCCCGTCCTTCAACTCTGAAAATGTGAACATCAAATGCGGTTCTGGACTGTTAACGTAGGGTTGCCACCAATTTTTAGTTATCGGCCAGCAATCGTCGTCGCTGAGAAATATGTCAGTGCAGCCAGCATCGGTTAAAAGTTCAAGGCACTTGTTTTTAGCAACCGATATTCCTTGTGCTTTTTCAAACCTGAAATCAGCACCGGGGAACGGAACTTCACTGCCATCATCTACTATAACAAGCGTTGCGCCTTTAGGTAGATGTTTGCGCCAATTCTTTACAGCTATAGTTGCTGATTCATGGCGATTGTGAACTGATATTGCAATTCCTATTTTAACCATGTGCTTCCTTTCACAATTGGTATAAATTCTATTACGGAAGTTATTTTATTGTCTATAAAATTACCATTCAAGTTGCCCATTTTAATAAATATAGTTCCAATATGATTCCCATCGGCCATTAACTTAGTTTGATTACTATCGTTGTTGGATATTAATCCAAATCGATGTTTGTCTATTTCTGGATTAAACTCTCTGCCCAAGTAAATTTCAAGGGTTACAGATAGAACATCGTGCCATTTGTTTAAAAAGTCTACTTTAATAGTATTTGTTAGATATGAAACATCTGAAACGTCGTAATCAGTCCAGCTTTTTATTCTTTTCATTTCCCCTCCTCCAGTTTTACATCCTTAACGGCTTGGTAAATCAAGTTATTAACTAAGTATGAAATGGAACGGTCTTGCCCATCGGCCAATTGCTTTAACTTTTGATAAGTTAGCCAGTCAGGGTAAGCTTGTACTTTTGCCCTGCTGGGGTACGTGTGTTGTTTGGCCATTATAAACCAGCCTCCTTTTTTAATTCTTTAGCATTGTTGAAAATATAGTCGCCAATGCGTTTGTGCATTTGAGATTGATCTTCATTATCAAACCCTCTAAACTTAACACGTGCCGGATAGCATTTAATAACCGGCGCATCATCGCCTAATTCTTTGTAGTTATCTACCTCAACCACCAACGCCCACCCGAAGGCGTGCAATAAGGTATTGACAAACATAAATAAACCTGTTTTACGGAACTCATCCCACGACTTTGGATCAACCCATTTAATATCTTTCTTTTTCATGAAGTAAATTAACGCATATTAATTTGCAATCGCAACCGGTTTTATAACTATTCCGCTCGCTTATACTATTTTTACACCAACATGCAAGACAAAAACAACGATTTAGATAAGTTGAAGCAATTGCAAACAAAGCCATTGCCTGAAAAAGCACGTAAAGCGATCAACGAAAAGGTAAAAGGCCACCAGAAAGAGGTTAAGAAATGATATTAAAAACAAAGTATTTTCCAGAAAAAGAATTTGCAAGCAAAGAAGAATTGTTTGCGGATTTCAGGAAAAACTATCAGGACTTCATATCATTTAAAAAAGGTGACATACAAAAAGGCTGTGAAAAGGGTGCTCATGTAACCTGTAAGTTAATTAGCCCCACCCGATTGCATGAAACCAACAAGGCTATTGCTACCGATGAAAGCAACTACTATATTGTAGTGAACACCACCGGTATATTGGATAGCCACGAAGATTTGCACGTAAAGGGCATTTGGAATAAATCTGTAAAAGAACAACAAGGCCAAAATTACCTTACTGTAGACCACCAACTAACCATTGAAGGGATTGCTGTTCGCAAGGAATATGTGCAAATGATGGTTGCAACTGTGCCGTTTAGCATGTTAGGTAAATCTTATACTGGAGATACCGAAGCATTAATATACGTGGTGCCAAAAGATAAATTCATTCATACTAAGGCTAAGGAATGGCTCGAAAGTGGCGATGAAATACAGGCATCAGTGCGTATGTTGTACGTCACTGTGCTATTCGGCATGGATAGCAACGATCCCGCTGATGCGGAGTTGAAAAAGAACTATGATGCCTATATTGGTCAGGTTGCCAACAAAGACGAATTTGAATATGTGCCTTACTTCTTTGTTATCAAAGAGGCTAAGAACGTCAAAGAAAGCGCACTTGTTGTTTATGGCAGCAATCACGTTACAGGAAATGTATTTAACATGAAGCCGGAAGAAAAATCCACTTCACAGGAAAATAAGTCAGAACCCGCAGAGAGCAGTTCTACTACAAAATCAAATTATTACTCACTAATTCACTAAAAATGAACTTAAAAGATTTTAAAGTATTGTCCAAAGAGGCATACGAAGCTCTCTCGGAAAGAGAACAAGTAAAGTACGAGATCAACCTGGAGGCTTACAAAGAAGCTGAAAACACCAAGTTGGTTAATGAGGCCGTGAAATTGGCTATTGAAGCACAGCGCGAAGAAGCAAAATCGGAGGTTGAGAAACTTATTGCCGCTATTAAGTCGGAAAACAAAGAAGAACTTGACAAATTATCCGAGGCCAACAAAGCCAAGTTAGAAGAAGTTGAAGCCGCTATGAAGCGTGCTAAAATTGGCGAGGCTAACATCCGCATGAAGGGTTTTAGCGAGCATATCATTGAAAAACTTTCTACTGATGAAGGTGAAGCAATGATCAAGGCTTTCTTCTCTGGCCAGCGCGAAAAGTTCAACATGGAAATGAACGATGGAGAAATCAAAGCTCTTGGTGTGCCAACTGGTGGAACCGCACCGCAGTTTACTTCTATTGTAGGTCCCGGCCACGATGATTTTCACGCACGCCAAATTATACCTGTTTTTCCAACAAGTACCGACCTCGTAAAGTTCATTCAGTACGTGGTTGATGGTTCTGCAACAGGTTTCGCTACAGTTGCTGCTGGTGGTCAAAAGCCGTTTACGGGTTACATTGGCACTTCAAAAGAAGCTCCTGTTCGTAAAATTGCAGGGTTGCTCGACGTACAGGACGAGTTGATGGATGACGTTGTAGGTTTCCGCGCTTGGATTGCTTACGAGCTACCAAAGGCTTACATGGATGCTGAAGATTTGCAAATATTCAAGGGTGATGGCACCGGGACTAACCTATTAGGCTTATGGACACAGGCTGGTGCGCAAACATTCCCACAAGGAACCGTAACAGCGGCTTCTAATGCTATCGATAAAATAATTGCAGGGATCACACAGGTTCGTAAATTAAAACGCGGCACATCGGCTGTAACAATTTCTGCCGTGCAATGGCAAGAAATTTTGATCAACAAGAGCACAACCAAAGAATACACCTATCCAATTGTTTTAGATGCTAACGGCGTTATGCGCATCGGTGGCGTGCCTATCTTCTGGTCAAACGTATTCCTTGATAACGAAGGCTTAGTAGGCGACTTCGCGCGTGGTACTGCTATTTTCCAACGCAAAGCCATGACAATTGGTTACTTTGATCAAAACAAGGACAACGTGGAGAAAAATGTGGTGACAATTCGTTTGGAAGGCCGTATCGCCCTTCCTATTTACTTCCCTGAAGCATTCAAAAGGTTATCGTTTACCATTACCACTTAATCTTCTGTTGTAGTTTTCATATAGCCCTGGTAGTTAATTCTATCAGGGTTTTTTATTACATTTGAATAATGAACGAAGGACAGAACGTAATATCATTAGATGCTGCAAAGAATGTACTTGCAGTTGACTTTAGCGACGATGACGAGCAAATAGCTTTGTTGATTGATACCGCCGTTTCTATGGTTGAGAAATACACGGATCATATGCTTTATTGGCGTGAAAAAACATGGAATGCTACATCTCGTGAGGTTTGTATATCCTCTTATCCTATTAGGGACATATCTGCTACCTATAATGATGAACCAACTGTATTCGGAATACGGTACGGGTCGTTAACCACATATGTAAGTTGCCAGTGCGGTTCAATAATATCAGCTACGGTCGGATATGAAGACATTAGCCAAATACCATCACCGTTAATATCTGCATGTTATAAGATAATAACTTATTTGTACCAGAATAAAGATAATTACACCGCTACATTGCCAACCGATGTGCAAATATTATTAAACCAATGGCGCAGATCCGCAACAATATAAAGTCATACGATCCGGGATTATTCCGGTTTGCCATAGAGTTTTGGGCGCACGATGCTATTCCTGATGATAGCGGTGGCACAGACTTAACATTTAACGGGTTATTACGAACCCGTGCCGTACGTGAAGAAATAAGAGAGGGCAGTCAATTAGCTATTGTGGCAGGGGCATCTTTACTTAATCAGGATTGCTACTTTGTTATTCGCAACCGCAAATGGTTCTACCCGGCTAAAGACATGCAAATTAGGGTAGATGGCGAAGCTTATGTGCTTAGTGCGGTAGTGCCAATAAACAATCCAGTTACTTATCTGAAGTTATTGTGCATTAAAACACCTATATGAATATTACCGGTATAGATAAAGCAATGCGTGACCTGCAAAAGTTAGCAGAGGGAGCGCAAAGAGCCCAGCGCGCAGGTGAGAAACGTATAGCTGATAAGATTGCAGCAGAGGCGCAGGTGGCAGCACCGGGGTCACTTAGCGCAAAGATCAATGTAACACAAACAGAAACAAAAACTACTATTAACGGTGGTGATGATTTCAGCGCATGGGTAGAGTTTGGAACAGGTGAGAATGCAGCGTTGTTCTTAGCCAGCCAACCGCCCGAAGTTGTGGAAGAAGCGCGTAAGTTCTTTGTGAATGGGAAAGGACGCGGTGCAGCTAAGCCTTTTTTCTTTCCTTCTGTGTTTAGAAATATACCAAACTTGATACCGGCTGTAGAGGAGGAGTTGGGGAAGTTGCTTAAATAGGTCATGATAAAAAGTTATAATGACAAAATATTGATTTAAGCCTCCTATATTTGTCATAGGCAATTCAGCCAAATTAAAAGTTACGATAATGCCAGAAAAGGTAAAGTTAACAGACCAGCAGGTCACTATTAATAAGTTCGCATTCTGCTTACTTAAACATTTCTCACCGAAAGTAAAGGTGCAGGATACACAGATTAAAATTCATGTAGAACAGTTGTCCACACAGGACTTTGAGTTCTTGGTTGATCTTAATAAATCTACAGGTGGATTGTTAGGGTTAAATGTTTCCCGCTCGGCAAAGGGCTTGTGTTTGTTAATTGGGGTCGCTCAATTGCAAGACGTACCTGATTTTTTGATGAAGTATAAAAGGGAGGGTAAGTAATGATAACAGCAGTAAGAATAAACAGTAAAGAGCAATTCGACATAGTAGTTGATTATAACGACAGTAACGGGTTTAAAATGATTGGGGGCGTAAATCATATTTACCATGTCAATCGTAACTGTGTTGAAATCGGGTCTCACTTTCAATGCTTTAATGAGTGGTTGTCTCCATTGTCTTTTGATAGGCATATCATAAGTTTTACAGCTTTTGAAGCTGCTTGTTTAACCTTAATGAATTAGAAACATGTCTAAGAAATCAATTATTGAAAGAGATAAAACAGCAAGGTACACTTCAAAACTGAACCAGATCTACGGTAAAAATGACGAACAGAAAGAAGAAGAAATGATTTTTTGGGGTCATGCTCCATCAGCCAATTCAATTCCTTATGAGGAACGTATTTGTGGTGAAAATTGCGACTGTAAAACTGGTGAAGATTGCTACGGCGATGCTGCTTTAAATCTAATCAAAAAATTGGAAAATAAATAACATACATTTTTCTTAATTTTTAAAGGGTGAGCCGTACAGTCGTGATGATTGAACGGCTTTTTTTATTTCAATCATTTTTTACTACATTTACACCATGCCAATACTTAATCCGAATAAATACCTACGCACCGCCTATGTGGAAGCACTGCGGCCGGCGTTAACGGGTGTTAATGTATGGGCTAAGAAAATACCCAAGGATGTAAAGCCGGTGCCACAGAGGTACGTACTCATAACCAGCCAAACAAAATCCCGTACTGAAGTTAGTAAAGGTTGTTACGAATGGTTGTGTAGTATCACTGTAGATGTTGTTAACGTTAATTTGGCCGGTTATGCTAAGCCAGAGAATAACGATGATTACGAAGAAACGATAATTGACACAATTGAATCAGGTATAGTGGTGCCATTCTTTCAGGTAAAATCTTATGACTTTATAGATAGCATAGATTTGGATATTGAAACACCAGCACAGAGTTTAGAGAGGCGTGTTATAGTTTATCAACATTGGTTATGCCAGCGGTAGCAGGGAGTATATTAGGGCTTAAAGCCAACGGTGCGTTTGTTAGTTGCGAACTAAGTTGTTCGATCAACTTTGACCGTGAATTATTACCAGCAACCGCAGTTGATAGTGGTGGATGGAAAGAGTTTATATATTCTGTTCGGTCGTGGTCTGTTAGCGTGAATGGTAACCTATTGCTTGAAGCAGTGGGAAGCGATATAAAGTCATTCCTAAATGCAGGTTATTTCGAGTCACGTACCATTTACATTCAATTCAGTACACGGCCATCGAGCGATATACAATTAGTGTTTTCGGGAACTGCTTTGTTTCAGTCTGCAGATATAACAGGCGCGAATACAGGTAAAGCGAATTGGAATGCAAAGCTACAGGGAAGCGGCAAGTTGGCAATGACATTTCAGGATTATTCTTTGTTAATTGATGCTATGCCTCCGGAATCCGATTACCCGACTACAATAGATCAAGATGTAATATGATAGGCTCTGCATTCATACTCCACACCAATACATGGTCATGCAGCAACGATGTAACTTATTCAGTCACTAATACTCCAGTGTTTGCTAAGCCCGGCGATATGGTGCCAGTATCGGTAAAACAGGGTCAGGAAATTAAAGTACGTGGACTATTCAGCCCTAACCAACCAATGCAAAAAGGCGAGCAGGTTGAGATAGCATTCAAAAACGAAGCAAACGAATCACAATATGCTTTCTCAGGCGAAGTGCAACATATTGGCGATGTATACACTATCATAAAAATATTCACAAAAACAGATAGAATTAAAGAAATATTGAGTAATATTACATTCAAAAATTAAAGACATGGCAGATAGCAAAATACCAGGTAGTGTTTTTGGCGTTCAAATTGGCAATAAATGGCTTCAGTGCCAAGCAGAGGCTACTTTAAACACCACAGTTAACGTAACTGAAGATGAACTTTGTAAGGACTTTAGCGGCACATCAGGTGCAGATGCTATTCCATTTTTAACCCGCACTGCCGATTCAAGAGATTGGAGTATTGATGTAAGTGGAGCTTTACTGAAAGATAGCTTTGCTGCAGCTAATGCTGATGTTGATTTGGGTAAGTTGTTCGTGGATGGTGCTGTCTATGTGGATAATGTTTTATTCCGAACCGCGCTCAACCAAGACTCTGTTGATCACGATGTTATTTATTCGGGTGCCGCAATTTTAACGTCTTTCAATATAACCGCAGGAGCAACCGGCGCAAATACCACTGCTGCTACGTTTACCGGAAATGGCGCGTTAACCCGTACTGTTACACCAGTAACCACATAATATGAATACCTTAGTCGGCGTAACAAAGGTTCGTAATGGCGTTTGGCATATTGCCTATGACCATTCATGTGAATGCGGATGTACTAAAAAGCGTTACACATTTACCATTAACCAAAAATCAGAACCAGCAAGGGCTACAGCGCAAAACAAAGTAGACGAACACTACAACCTGAATAAATGAATATCACTATAAACAGTAATGAATACCCGCTTCAATGGGGTATGGGTGCAATTGAATTGTATTGTGAAAAGATGGATTGTGATATTGATGGTTTATCATTGATAGACAATGCCCCCTCTCAAAAAGAAAGCGCAAAAGCTATTGTTACATTGGTATTGTCTGCTATTCAAAATGGATGCGAGTTGGCCGGTAAGCCTTTCTCTGTAACATACCGCCAACTACAAGCCGCCTTTGATGAAATGCCGCAGGATGATTTTAAGCTGATTATGGAGGATTTTACCAAAAGTAAATATCTGGGTAAAACTATACTGGAACACCTTTCCGCATCTGTTACTGAATCTGATAAAAAAAAAGAAGCGTAACATTATCTCAAATAATCCTGTATTGTTATGAAATGAAAATGAAGCCTTTAGAAGTAAAGGCTTTGTTGTTGAAAGACTTTAACCTAATGCTAACAGGCTACATGCGTGCGGAGGAAAGAGAGTGGAACCGTACTCGTCACCTTATGAGTTTCATCCTTAATTACGGCGGTATGGGCTCTAAAGACTATCATACTCCACAATCAATCATGCCGTTAGATATGGACGCGGAAAACACCAAACGTATGATAACAACCATGAAGCAAGCTATTCAATTATTCAAAGAATTTAGGTAAGTTTACAGCATGGCAAAATTGGTTTATGAGATAGTCGGTGTAAATAGCCTCGGGCAGGCTACAAAGCAGGCCAATGCCGATTTATATTCATTAGAACAATCCGCTGCGCGCACGAATGCCGCGATAGGTAAAGATATAACCTCTATTGCGCAACTTAAACGTGATATAGTTGAACTTAACAGGCAAAAGGTTAACATTATCGACGAGTCAAAACTTGCGCGTCAAAACAAACTTATACAGGAACTTGAGGCCGAATTAAAAAGGGCTGAAAACATAGGCAAGGTTGGTTTTGACAATGTTGGTGTTGCCATTAAAAAAACCGGTGATGAAGCAGAAAGAACACGGGAAAAGTTCAGGAAAATATATGAGCCAGGTGCATTTAAGGGGGTAACAACTGAGATACAAGGCGCCTCTAGCGAAGTAAAGGGCCTTGGAGGTGTATTTGGAGGACTGAGTGGAAGTATTCTAGGTTCTCTTGCACCACTCGCGCTTCTTACAGCAGGATTGGCGGCGGCAAAAGCTGTTTTCACTAATAATGTAAACCTTTCAGATGAGTTCGTTGACGTACAGCGTACTGCAAAATTGTCTGCTGAAGAGGTAGATGCGTTAGGCGATGCCCTTAAGCGAATAGACACACGTACGCCGCTTGCCGGTTTGCTTGATATAGCCTTCATTGGTGGTAGATTAGGAGTAGCTAAAAATGACATGGTGGGCTTTGTTACCACCGTAGATCAATTAGCAGTTGTTTTAAAGAAAGAGTTTCCGGGCGGAGCCGAAGCGGTTGCTAACTCTTTAGGTAAAATCATATCGGTTTATAAGATTACTCAACGCGAAGGTATAACGCTAGATCAGGCTTTAAAGAATACAGGTTCTGCATTTTTAGAGCTTGCACATAGTGGACAAGTAAACGTTCAATACCTTCAAGACTTTGCTCTTAGAACAGCGGGTATAGCTCAAATAGCTAAAATTTCCTTGCCCACAATGCTGGCTTACGGGGCTGTTTTATCCCAGGCTGGTATATCCGCACAAGTAGCTGGAACATCGTTAACTAGGTTAATATCAAATTTATCCACCAAAAGACAGGCATTTTTTGCAATTGCTCAATTAGGAGATTCGACCTTAACAATTGAGAAATTTACAAACCTGATAAATACCGATACAAAAGCAGCGTTAGAGAGCTTTTTTAAAGGATTAAAGGCCGGTAATCCAACTCAAACGGAGTTCTCAGATCGTTTAAAAACACTCTCACTTACTACAGGCGCTGCAAAAAATGCTGTAATAGCATTAGCAGAGAATCAGGACGTATTATTTCAAAAAACTGCGCTTGCTAATAAAGCAAATGCAGAAGGAACAAGTGTGTCTCATAATTTTGAGTTGGCAAACAATAGTCTTGCAGCTAGCATTGATAAAATTGGCAATTCCATTTCAAATGCTTTTACGAGTTCTTCTTTCGCCAGGTCAATTGCTAGTTTTTTAAACAGTATCACATCTACTAAAAGTGAGGCTGCTGAGTTGGCAGAAGTCTTACAAAGAAACAAGCATGCAAATGAACAATTAGAGGCTTCTCTAAAGCCATTAGTGAATCGGTATGACGAACTAAAGGGGAAAAGTAAACTAACTACTGCTGAACAAACGGAATTACGAGATATTACAGCGAAGATTGGTGTTTTATTACCCAACGTAACCACTAAATTTGATGAGTACGGAAACTCTCTTGATATTAACCGCAAAAAAATTAACGATTTAACAAAAGCGCAAAGAGAACTACTTTTAGCGCAAAACCGTGGAGTTGTTAAGAAAGCAAACGATTTATTTAATGTACAGGAACAGCCAAAGGCCATTATTCAAAACGCCCTTGCTGGTGCCTTTGGTGAAGATGATAAAGGAAGATTAAGAGATCAATTAATCCAAGTATTAGGCAGACAATACGAACTAGCTAAAACAATACGTGACGTTGGTGGAAAATTAACTAAATCACAACAAGGCGTAATTGATTATTTTGAAAAATTAGATAAAGCACGAAAGCCGACTAAAACAACACCTACTATTACGGGAGATGGCACAGAAACAATATTGCCAGATGATGGTGTAAGAACTATAGATGATATTAAAGCCGATATTAAGCGTGTTACTGACTTAAAAAAACCACTTGATGTTGCTTCTAAACAATACAAAGAATATTTATTACAACTTAAGGGGTTCAAGGCTGAACTAAAGGCGGCAATGGGCTCCGATCTGGGATCCGGTAGGGTTCAACAAACAATAGTTAAAGAAGTAAACCTTAGGCAGCAGTTAGATGATATAATAAACAAAGCTAAAACATCAGCTACTGAATCAGGATTAACGGGCTATGCTTTAGAAATTAAACAGATTGAGAACAGATACCTATCTCTTAATCGTGAAATTAATAAATTTATCACAAACGTTCAGGCTCAAGAAAGGCTTTATAAAAAAACAGGTGGTAAACAGGGTATATCAAATAGTGCGGGAAACGCGCTTATATCTGAAGCACAATCGACTAAGGCAGGCCTTGTTTCACCTTTTAACAAAGAGATTGGCGATGCGTCCATCAAAGAAGCCGAACGGGTCGCCAATGAGATACAGCGCATTAATAATGAGTTTGGCGTTAAATCGCAAGAGAGCAAAGGGCGTGAATTAGCTGTAATACAAGCTCGTTATGATGCAGAAGTTGTAAAAGCTAAAGGCAATGCTGAAATACTAACCGCTCTGGATGCTGGCCGATTAACGGCTATTGAAGCTATTAACGCTAAGTATGAAGCCATACAAGCCGATCTCCAAAGTAAGATATTAGGCATTCAAGAAACTACCATAGCTACACTCACCGGCCGCGAAGAAGAACAAACCACTAAAATACAGAAAGAGTGGGAAACTAGAAGGCGGGCATTAAATGGCTACTATGCCGATTTATTAAAGATAGCGAGTGCGAGTAACTTTAACGTAACCGGTGCGGGTGTAAACCTGAACGGTGTTGTTGCGGGTGCCATATCCGGACAGCAGGCTAAAGACAATGGCAATATCGATAGTGCAGGAATAAGGGCGGTAAACAACTACCTGAACAAAGATTTTAACAACGCGTTAAAGGGAGTTACACGGGGTTTTGTTAGTGATCTAACCAATGGCTTATTCAATGCCAGTTCTCAGGCTAATTACAGTTTTCAATCGGTGTTTTCTAACATTACCGAATCGTTTAATAAAACTATCCAAAATGGTGTATTTAACGTTATTCAATCTCAATTAGAAAAGAAGTTACAAGCTGGAATTGATGGTGGATTAGGTGGTCTAAGTACTAAATTGCAGGGAATTATTGGTGGCCTCGCAGTAGCAGGCGGATTAGTTTCGGGACTCACTCCAAAAACATCAGTAGCTGGACAAGGCTTGGGTGGTGCCTTGTCTGGTGCCGCAAGTGGTGCCGCATTAGGAAGTATTATACCAGGTTTGGGTACTGTTGCCGGTGGCGTTGTAGGTGGTGCTATTGGGTTAATAGGTGGTATATTGGGAGCTAATAAGGCTCAGAAAGAACTGCAAGCACAACAATTAGCAGAGCAGAAACAACAAACAGACCTATTAAGGCAATCAATAGCCTATACCGCTTCTGTAATAGGACGGATGACTAATCAAGGCGTAGTAGCTGGTGTAGAAGTTGGTGCATTTGGCGACCTTACTACACGTATTTCAGGGCAGGATATAGAAATTGTATTGAACAGAAGAACAAGAACAAGATAATGGGCGTTAAATATACCATACCATTTAAATCTGATGATAATGCGTCGTGGCGTGTTGACGTATCATTGGACACTTGGACTACAGAGCCCATAACAGTTCGTGGCGTAGGCAGGCAATGCGCAACATTGTCACGGGATCCCGACAGTATAGATGATCCCTACTCTGTTTTTATTAAATCGTTTTTAACGGTTAATCTATACAATCAGGGAGAAATAGATGTCAGGGAACTACAACGTGCAACAGATAAGCAATTTGTAGTTACACTATATAACGACGAAACTATAAAGTTCATTGGCTACTTAGATGCCGAGGGAATACAACAACAACTTAAAACCAATGCAACCGTTCAATTGGTTTCAAAGGATGGATTAGGCATGTTGGAGGACATATCTTATACACATAAAGATTTACCAGGGACAACAGCAACAACAAGTCGCTGCGTAATGAATTACATACGCCAAATATTGTTCGCCACTGAAAATTTGGGTTTGCCACTGCCAATTCGCTGGACTAATTACTTAGAATGCACCGCATTCCCCGGTGAAGATATAATGACGGGCGGTGTGCAATGGTCACCCAACGGGGAGGGTTATTATAATTCAATATCTGGCGAGAGCAAGTCATGCGCACATGTATTAGAGGGCTTGCTTAAATCTATGCAATGCAGGATAGTACAGGATAATGGCATGTGGATAATATCCCGCATAAACGATATATCAACTGGTTATGTTACCTACAAGCGTATTGCTGGCGATTTGGGTCGAATGCAGATATTGTCAGGTACTGAAAATATTACTCGCCAAATTGGCCGAAATGGTTATAGATTTGTCGATGAAACAGATGTAATTATTAATAAATCCGGTGCTAAAACAATTAAGGCCGAATACAAGGCCGATGTAAAGGAGAATATATTACCTAATGGTGACTTTGATAATGTAATTGCAAGTAGTAGCATATTGGGGACAGATTTCTTGTATTGGGGGACTATAGGCAATCAACCAATGAGAGCCGACATAATGCCACCGCTCGATGGCAGAAAAGGTAATTCTGCAAAATTAACCCCGATTGGCGGTTCGGCAGAGCAGCCGTTTTTTTACTACGGCTTACTAAATCCATTGCCGATTGATTCTAATACACTCGTACCACGCATAAGTTTTTCTTTTTTATTCTCACCAGTAATTTGGTATACAACCAGATTCGATTCGGATGGTAATCCTTATAATAATGGCATTGTAAACTTCGAGGCATCGCCATTTCATTTGCAGGTAATTTACAGAGTAGCAGGACAAATATATTATCTTAATGATTACGGTTATTGGACTACCGATGACACTGAAATAAACATCGTGATTGATGGTATTAAGTTAGGTGAAGTAGCAAGGGTAGCTTTTGATAAATTTCAGGGTATTATATTACCGGCTCCTCCAAATCAACCTCAGCCGGGTGATATAAATGATATACAAATTATTTTCAGGGCAATTGGCTTAGGTTCTGGATCTGTTGGAGATCAGATTTATATCATAGACAATGTATCTATAACCATAGAAGACAATAACGATATTTATGAAATAACTGAAACAACAAGCAAAAACACACTCAAGGAGACGGTTGAATTAAATATAAGCAGTTCGTTTAGCGGATATATGTCAAGCAACCTAATGACTGCTTATTATAATTCACCAAATGAATTTTACTTTAAAGATGGGCAATTCTACACCGGTTCACTAACTGCTATTACAGCTGCAGCCGTTCTTAGGTTCAGGCATTCTCCCTCGCTAATATATACGGGTTCTGTTTACGTTGGGAATAAAGACTATTCATACAACGAAATATATCTCATTGATAGCTTAGGACAATCACGCTTCATGCCAATGCAGTCATCTTACAATATCGAAACATGTAAAGTAACCCTTACGGCTATTGAATGTAGAAATGATAATGTTATATTTACAGAAAAGTTCTACGGCAGTAACGATAAAATATTAAGTAACTAATTATGCCACCACCATACGAAGTAATATTAGCCAGGGTTAAGCAAAAAATCGCCACAGAGAGCGAATGGCTATTGGTGGAAGATGATTTAGGCGTGCTGTTTGAAGGCGAACAGGCTTTTGTTGTTGACGACAATGGACTACCGGTTAACTTTAAAATAGGAGATGGTACAAAGAAGTTTAGTGAATTACCCTATTTCTTAGCTTATTACGATGGGATACAGTCTCAAAAAAGACTTATATTTCCACTACAATCAACAGACATTACTATTGCGAATACCTTTCGTAATAACTCCAGTTTGTATGACCTCATATTTAATAACACGTCCGGTGGAGAAATAGCCCTACGGATTGGAACTACTGTGGGTGGCAATGAGGTTGCCGAATTTGATGTGCCAATTGGTCTAAGCACTATTTCGCTTAAACAACTGTTTAACGAAAGCGTAACCTTGTACTTTAGCGGGTTAGCCGGTAACTCTTATTCCCTCACCGTTATCTATTACCAATATGACGAAAGTCCGGTTATACCAGCACCGGGACAGGGTAGTGGTAATTCGTTTTACAAAAAGGGTACTATGGGGATGTTTGTATCATTGTACGACGGGCACGAAAACGATGTTTGGGACTTCTTAACAGGATTGGGGAAGCCGGGTAGTGGCTATGATAATTGCGCGCTCATGGGTACAAACCAGTTGCCAAGCATGGCGAACATGTATCCAGTTGGTGCGTCCACAGGCGAAACTATAGGTGCCAGAAAGGGCAACACCGACAATACAGCCCCGATAGGTGTAACTAATCTACCTGCCTCTGGTGTAGGCTTGTTCAAACAACAAATAGGAACAGTAGGGGGAGATGTTCCGGCCGAAGGTGACAATATATCTCGGGCGCGCTTGATACCTGGTAGTGATCTAAACTACGAAATCGTAAGGTCAACATCGCCAACGGCTGCATTCGTTGGCAAGTCTGCTAATTTAGGGGATGGCACCGAATTGAATATTCAGCCCGATTCAAGAATAGTTTTATACTTTATAGCAATAGAATAATGGCAAATCATATAGAAGCGTTAGATATACTGGTTTCCAAATTAAAGGGTGTTGCTATTAAGGTTAGGAGCAAACTTGCAAGTTCTGTTTCGTGGAGTTTAGCCGACTTTGAAGATGATGAGTATATAACTAAAAGGGCAGCTTTAGAATTAACGTCCGGTGGCTCTGCATCCATTATCACCTACCAATCCGGTACCTCACAAGTTGCCATATTAGGCGATGACATACAGGTAATATTTACCGAACCATATCAGTCAGTTACGGGTGTCCAGGTGGTTAGTGGTGATATAACTTATGAGGGGTTAAGTAAGCAGTATCAAACGGGTGGCGGGGCTATCAATGGGTTCTTAATCATTGGAGGTGGTAGCATTCCAACACCTTTTAGGGTTGACTTTGTAGCCCAATAAAAAAGCGCACTACCGGGATGGTGAGTGCGCTCGCTCGCTAAGAATAGCGACAAACTTAACGAAAGTTCTTAAATGATTTTTCGCCGCCTTTATTATCCTGTTCAAACCATTTCAATACCGCCCTTTTTGCCTCGCAGCTATCACCAAACAATTTAGGTTGCGACTCAGGCCGAACACTTTCAGCAAGCATTCCTCCATAGTGGCCATCATTGCCATATAAATAACCTTTCCCATATTCACCCCAAACTTCAACCAGGTATTTAGAACCATCTGTTTTGATTTTAATACTGGGTGGCATTTTTGCTATGCAAAACGCAGAATAATCAGTGGGCTTGTATTGTAATTTTAATAAATTTTCGTCATTACTCTTAATGCTTTCTTTTAAGAATCCTGGCAATATGTACATTAAAAAAGAGCCCAAAACCATTCCTAATAAAATAAATGGGATGTGAGATTCTTGTTTTAAATCCTCTTTTACATTTTCGTTTGTAGTATTCATATTTCGCTATTTTTCCGGCACCATTGCCACCTCAAAACCCCGCATACCGGAGCATGCAGGGTGAGTCCGCAAGAGCTTAGCGGGAACTTACGGGAGGGTGTTAATGTCTATCGCGAGCCCAGCGGTAATTAAACCGAATACATCGAAGTGGTATTCAAACATCCACCAGTTAATTTCCGTTATTGGCACAAATGCTTTTGGTGATTCTCCATAATAAGCATCGTAAACATCACAAAAACACCCCTCATCTATTCTTAAATCGTGTCGGCTATAAAAAACGACCACTTCATCATTTATTAAAATCGGTTTTTTAATATCAGACAAAGGCCTAAGAATAGGTTTTAACAATAAATCAGCATCCTTTCTTATTTCGAAATCGACAACTGAAAAAGTGCCGCCAAGTTTAGACCGAACACGACCGGACATTATTGCGTTACCGTTAAGTCCTTTAGATAATTTGAACAATTCATATTGAGCATCTTTAATGCCAAATATTTTATTTTCCGTGCCTTGTAGTTTTAATCCGTAAGGTAGATACGGGGCTAAATGTTTAAGTTCTAATTTCATTTTTACTGCTAAGCTTTTAATTCGTTCACCATTATACAAAAGTGAGTATGGCAGGACTCGAACCTGCATGATAGCTTTTAATCTACGGGCAGCAGCCTAACTGACTTCCCCCTTACGGTTCCCATGTACCTACGTATCGCCGAGTCGTATCTATCTTAAGTCAAAGCGTCTACCAGTTCCGCCACATACTCAACAAAACAAATATACTTTGGGTTATGTATCTTTCCAACACTATAACTTTTTATCATAGGTTGGTGAGTTTGGTTATAATAAAAAAAGGCCATCCGAAGCCAGCCTTACGCCTCAACTAAGGTTATCTCACTAACTTAGTGAGGGATATTTTTAAAAAACTCTACTATTGTATCTACTTGCCATCCATTACCCAGGGCGTGATAACGTGCAGAATCGCTACCAAAAGTATAATCATCTTTTATACCCTGCAATCTTTCATATTCATTTGGTGTAAAGTACCTTGGGCCCGCACTTGTCATTACTGATTGAACGCGTCCACCACCCTGTGATGTATCGATTGCCTCCGTTTTGCCATTGGAATCAAATACCTGATTATTACGCCTAAAGCTTTTATTGTGAAATAATATTTTAATTAACTTATCCTGATTTGTGCCAGATGGTACTAATTTGTTAATTACTATCTTAGATAGGTAATATTTTACTTTTACCTTGTCTTGTATAATATCACGAATCAATACACCTTTATCTTCAGGCATGACAAAACCGGGAATATTAGTCCAGTATAATCTTTGCCTATTTTGCGCGCTAACTAAAGCAGAATTAACAAAAACGGGTTCCACTCCTAAATATTTGCTAATAACATCTTTGCTTTCCTTTGCCATCCTGACATTCTCTAAAAAGAAATACTTTGGTTGTAATTCTTCACGTAACCTAACAAACTCGAAAAACAGTTTACTACGTGGGTCATTGAAATTCAACTGCTTACCGGCAAAAGAAAAACCCTGGCATGGACTACCTCCTATCAATAGATCAATAGGAGACATAAAATGCTCTTTTCGTATCTTTGTTACGTCCCCGAACTGAATTGTTTTCGGCCAATTACGTTGCGTTACCTTAACAGCACGTTGATCAATTTCGGAAGCATAGTATTTATTAATCGGGATTCCTGCTCTATGCAGTGCAACTTGACCGCAGCTTATCCCGTCAAAGAGTGATAGTACGTTATACATTGTGAGATTTTATTTCCAAATATACCCACTCTCCACCCACCCCGCAAATCACAAATAGTTATACCTGACACACTTTTGGTTATAATGCCATTAAATACTATATTTGAACATGATTCGTAAGTTACTCTTATTCTTACTACTCCCGTTCGCTACGTATGCACAGCAAACAGGATCCCCTGCAACAGGTGGCTACGTAGTCAAACCGCAGAATACGGCATATATAAAAGGAATGGGTATTGAGGCGCAAATGCGTGTATATTTTGGCAGTAATCAGTACTTTGACATACCTACACTAAAGCAAACGCAATTCAAAGTTGATAGCTCTGGTGCTTTAAAGTTTCCGATACAGAGACCGATTACAGATATGAATACTATTAGCCAAAACAGTGGTTATAATATATTTTACTCAAACATGAATCCAGCAAACGGATTTAGTAATTCATATTATCAGGGTATACAATTTTCGGCCGATCAAAACCCGTTGTTTAGGAATCAATTATTTTTCGATACAAATGGTGGTTTATATACTAGGTCTATGTTCAACGGAAACTGGCTTCCCTATAAGCAAATAATTAACCGTGATGATTTAACAAACTACCAATTAATACCAGATGGATTACAAAGCGTTAGTAGTATAACACAATCAGGCAATATAGTTACTGTAAATAATGCCGTATGGAGAATAAACCAAGTTAATTACACAGCGCCGGGGGCTGTTAATTTAACTATTGCCGCCGCAACTACAGGATTTAAACGAGTTGATTTGATAGTAGGTAATACAAGTAATCAGTTAACTGTGGTGCAAGGTGTTGAAAACGCTACTACAGCGGTAGAGCCAAACCTGCCAGCTAATACAGCGCGTATAGCACCTGTGTATGTAAACGGCACAACAGTTTCGCCACCGCAACCAGACCTAAACGAGTACGCAAAGAAAAGCGAGGTTGTTCCAAGACAAACACAAGTAACGGACTTGAATAACGTAACCAATGCAAATAGTAATTTCGGGTTCTTTTACTCCAGCGGTACAGCCGCAAATACGCCGTTTGGAACTTCCTTTAATCAGGGTATACAAGTTTCGGCCGACCAGAACCCGCAATTTCTTAATCAGTTAAGTTTTGATGTTACCGGGGGTTTATTTACTAGGACAAAATTAAACGGTGTTTGGGGTACATGGAATAGACTAGGAACGGGCACGGTTAGTTCGGTGGCAAGTGCAAATACCGATATATCTGTGACAAACCCGACCAGTACCCCTGTAATATCTTTAGATAATGTGAATGGTATAACCAAATCTTTTTACGATCCCACAAGCAGTATTCAAGGACAATTAAATAATCGGGTGACGTTAAACACCACGCAAACAATACCGGGCTATAAGGTATTGGGAAGGGTGGATGTGCGTGGTTCTGATACAACCCTTGCAACGGGTGTGACTGGATACGCGTCAACTGTAGTTACCAGGCGTTCGATATTCAACAGCAATAACAACGAAACAGTGTTAATGTCTTTCAGGCCACTATCTACTACCAATACAGACCCCGGCACAAGTTTGCCGTACACTGGAAATAATGCTAAGGCGTTTGATTGGACAGGTGATATATCAGGGCCTGTATCTGGAACGGCTACTATTGGTGGTACAAGGCCTATAAATTCATTGACGGCAAACGCTGTTACGAGTAACGGGAACCTAACAGGGCTTACCCTGAACAGCTTGAATAACTTACCGATTGGTTTTGGCGCAGGTAGCCAGTTTGGATTTATGGATGTTTCATCGAATGGAACGCAACGGAATAGGTTTGTGTGGGGTAACGCAACTGCATTAGCAGAGGCTAAAATGGCGGTTAATAATTCTAACTTATATGCTACAGGTGGACAGGTTAGCGGAATTAGGAATGAGGGGAATCTAAACGCCTCTGTTGATAATGATTTGTTAGTTGGATTCAGATCTTCAGCTACGTACGGACTTGGGACTACCGCTATTTCAACTTTTACAACTTCTTTTTCAGGTACAGGCACGCCAGCAGCAAATAGCCAATACACATTTACAGGCGGTTCGGGGTCGGGGGCTATATTTTCAGTTTCTTTCGCTAACAACGCTACATCTGCAACAATCACAAGGGTTAGTGGCGGAACAGGTTATACAGTTGGAAATGTTTTAACACGTACAATAAATGGGCTTACTATAAATATAACTGTTACAGCGGTAGGATTAACAGGTGTAAAAGCATATTCTTTTTATGCTGAGAACGCACCTTTATATATTAGTAATAGCGCAATCAACACAGCAACAAGCTCAGCAACTGTTTTAATGCGCGAAACGGATGGGACGGTGACACAAACGGCAAGCAATGCACGTATTCCCTTAGATGTTACTGCCAATGCAACAATGGCTTTAAACCGGGATTACTTAAATAAAACAGCAACCCAATATACACTAACATTGCCACCTTGTAACGATTGGAATGTAGATGGTAGCAAGATTATAACCGTTTTGGCTACTGGAACAGGTGGAGTACGTATTTCTGTACCATCGGGTTATTCATTACAGGCAGGCACCATATTTGCCACAACAACAGGTAGCGGCGGAGCAACACTTACACAAGGTCAAAAGGTACAATTAGTGCCGGTTGGCGTTAATGCATATTCACTGCAAGCATTTAACGGAACAGTAACGGTTAATTAGTATGAAGAAAGTAATTTATATAGCAGGGTTGATTTGCATAATCGCTACAACACACGCGTTGCGGCTGAACGCAACGGCACAAGCACAGTCTCAAAAGATAACTTCACCTATGGGTGGCATTATCTCTATATCTCCAGGTACAGCTATAACTCAGGCAAGTCCCGCTACGGTGTTTTATAGTGAAGTCATACCAGCAAATACCTTAATGCCTAATAGATGGTTTACTCTTAAGCAATCTTTTAAACTAACTACGCCTGCATTAGTGGGCATTCCAGGTATTTCTATTACGGTACAGTTCGGGAGCCAGACCTTTAATATAATGAGTTCCGCACCGCTTATAGGGGGAGCAAATGGCGGACTGTTTAAAATAGAATTTAACCTTATATCAGTGACTAACAGTAGTCAAATGTTGGAAGCTATAGTGACACAACCGAATGGCTCGCTTATTACACTTGGATCAGGCTACACACCGGTTGGCAGTTTTACAGTAAACAATGCCATAGATAATAACTTCATAGTGACCATATCATTTACTGGTGTAAGCTTAGGAACATCGCAATTAATCAATTACTGGAATTTAAGAGATCCTTATTAGTATGCCATTTACAGAACCACAAACATTAACTATTAATGTTACACTTGCTGATATTCAGGCAAGTACAGCAACCGCGCTTAATTTAGCCGCTAACGTTTATGTAAACTCATTAGCACAATGCCTAAAGCGTCTAGCATTAGCTAAGCAATTACCGGGGATGGAACAAGACACCGAACAACAAAGTTGCGTGTTTTATGCAGAAACGGGTGTTCGCTTGCAAAACGGTAAATTAGTTTCTATCCTCGATGTATCCGTGTGTACTGCGGTATATGCCGGTGATGAACAAACTGCTATTTTGATTGCTTTGGAAAATATATCAGGGATTAAACCGACCGCTGGTTATACTGTTAATTTGGTAAAGGCGTGATAATAAATTATATTTGGGACATGGAAGAAATGTTAGAATTAGAGATTCCGGTTATGGATATGCCGAATGAAAACCAACCTGGAGAAACAAAAAAACAAAAGTGTGAACGATTGCATCATGGCGAAGTTGGCACCTGTGACGAGGATGGCAATTTCACACCTGCGGTATAATGAATAAATTAGCAATAGTCGGATTTTCTATAATCGTTGCCAGGTTAATTTATTCAGAATTAATAACAGGCATTTATGAAGACAGTGGATTGGCCGCTTTGCGTATTCAGTACACTTTAAATTCGTTTGATTATGTTCTTTGGGCTATTGTGTTTTGCATTTGTTTAAATCATGTTTCTGTGTGTTATATACCATTAATGAAGTGTAGTATAGCATTCTTCTTATCCATGTCAATACTCTCGCTGTACGTATGGCTTCCTGCTACAATCAGGACTCAAATTAAGGATGTTAGTAATCCGTTCTATGCGGTTTGGTGGGCTTTATCTATAGCTATGGCAGTTTATTACTTTTTTTGCAGGAAAGGAAGGTTAATAGCATGAATATTGTAGCAACAGTTCCCAAAGGGGGATATATGATTGCATTGATTTTTTGCTTTATCATTTCGTGCGGAACGATTAAAGAAGGTGTAAAGCCAACACATAACAGTATGTTTACGGGCGCATTGCCCTCTATACCCTTCCATCAATATAAAGCTGATACCCCTAAAATCAAACAACCGTCCTTTGATACAAAGCAAATTCAATCAGTATTAAACCGACTGCCTATAGCTATGGATAGGTTGGATAAAGTTTCCGATCGGGTAGATGGTGTTTCTTTACAACTTGATTATTTCATTAAATCACAGGCTATTAAAGATAGTCAATTTAATATTATGTTTAATGTGGCTAACTCCAGACGCAAGCAAATAGCTAACATGAAAGCTGATAGTGTTCAGAAAGAGGGGCAGATTTTAGCTGCAATCAAAAGAATGTCCGATGCAGCGGAAAACGACCGTAAATACAAATCCAAAATAGCTATTGAAGAAAGAGTAGACACCAATATTGTTTTATTTACATGTATAGCCACTTTAGTAATAGGATTTCTATCTAATCTGGATAAGTTAATACTTTTTTGGAACAGGATATTTAAGAAAAAATCTTATGCATAAATGGTACAACGCAAAGAGAAAACAACATGGGATCAACGGGTGCAAAAACGCTTGTCGGTATGGGCTGTTTGCTGTATCGTTATATTCTACGTTCTAAAAAGACCTGATGTACATACAGGATTGGGCGATTGGCTTTGGGGCTATTTTAATCGGGGTGTAATTGTATCTGGCATAATATCTTTTTTAATATCAGGATCTATTGGACTAAATGAGTTATCAAAGCGGTTTAACTGGAAAGGTGCCGGTATAAAATTCATACAAGCATTATCTGAGGTAAAAGATAAAGAGAACGATTCAGATAATCCCAATAATTAACTATATTCGCACATGGCATTACCCATAGTAAAAGTTTACGCACAGGATGGCAGTATCATTATTGATATGGGTAACGGTGTTGCTATTACTGCTGCACCTGTAAACCTTGTAGCGAAATACATCCGTCGATTACCCTCTACCATTTACGATGATCGGGTTTCGTTGTTCGTAGTAGGACAACAGTATGTGGGATTTCAAGACAAATTACCCGATACAATACGGGATCAGAATGGCGACAAGTTGGTGACGAGTCGTGCGCAAACTATAGATGATGTTGAAGATTATTTTACCTCATTAGGGATCGGGCAATCATCGGGGGGTAGTGTTGATTTGTCGGACTACTATACTAAAGAGCAAGTACAGGCGGGGTTTGTAAGCCTATCTCAATTCAATACATACGTAGCATCGCAACAGACAATTAACGACCAGATATTTGCAGCTATTGGTGTTACGCAACTTGATTCACCAACACTTATAGCAGGAACACCGACAGAAAACAGTGTCCCCCTTGTTATCGGTAGTGTAGCTAATGCAACATCTTATGTGCTTAGCCGGGATGGGGAGGTTATTTATACAGGTGTATCGGGTATGTATAACGCAACCGGCTTAGCCCCCGATACAGAATATACCTTTTCGGCGGTGTCTAAGGGCACAGGCTTTATTGATAGCGCACCGACATTTGTAACTATTACTACAGCGGGTGGTATTACGCCGCCTCAAAATACACTCCCATATACATTACCGTTTATATTATCATAATGGCAACAAAAATTACATACGCTGATAAGGTTACAGGCGACTCGGTTTCGGCCAGTGATATGAACTCTATTAAAGTAGCGGCTAATGGTGCTATTGACGATGCAGCCACCGCTATAAATTCAGCAGGTACAGCGCAATCTTCGGCAACAGCGGCACAACAAGATATTGATACCCACGAAGCGAGAGTAGATAACCCGCATGCGGTTACAAAGGCGCAGGTTGGATTAAGCAACGTTAATAATACTGCCGACGCTAATAAGCCGATTAGTGATGCTACTCAAACAGCATTGGACGCTAAGGTTCCCACATCAAGAACCGTAAACGCTAAACCGCTATCAGGCAATATAACGCTTAACCAAGACGATATTGCAGCCGGTACAACCTATACTCAATATTCCAAAACAGAGCAAACTAACTTAGCAGGGGTTGTTACTGACTTTGTATCGCTCCCTTTTGCATCTACCATTAATTGGGATATGCAAAATCAAAAATCGCCCTTAGCTAAATCCACGATAACGGCAAGCTTCAGCCTGGTTATAAGTAATTTTAGATCAGGTGGGAAGGCTGAATATAAAATTACTGTAAATACAGGTTCACAAGTTACAATTGCATTAACTGGAACTGGACTTACTTTCAGTATGGCAAATACATCATTAACGTCTTATGCTTTGCCGATAGGAACGGGTAAAACATATTTCATTAAACTTACTAATGATGGTGGATTGGTAAATGTTGTGATAGAAGATTATAGTGTTCCATTGAATGCTATAAACTTTACTAAAGCCAGCAGGACAACAGCACTATCAACGGCCACGGGGGTATATGTTCCAATTCCACTTGAAACACCCGATTACAACCCGATAAACAACTGGTCTGCTGCGAATCCAACTCGTTTTTTGATTCCAGGGACTGGACGTAAATTGATTACGATTACTGTTTATGCAAAGCATTTAGCAAATGCTACAGCATCTACAAGAAGGGTGGGTGCATCGGTAAATGGTGTTCAAATACCAGAAATAGATAGTATCCCAGCAGTAGTTTCTGGGGGTGCAGATTCGTTTAAGACATCAACATTTCAAGCTATCATAAATACCACCGGCACCGATTATGTTGAAGGTCTGGCTTTTCAAAATACTGGAGCTTCATTAAACTTGTTAGCCGCTTCTGTCTCGGTTAAAATAGAGGATTTGGCATGAGTTACAGACCTAACATATCCAATATAAACAACTTCCCTATTATTGTTTTCATTGGGGATAGTACAGCGCATGGTAATGGTTTAATTAATAGCTATTCGGATGGGATTGATCCTAAATATATGGTTCCATCATTGAAGTTATTTAATTATTACAAACCTGATCGAACAAGTACTAATAATGGGAATTGGGAACTTTACGACCCGACTATAGCCAACGGGAAGTGGAATAGCACTTCTGGATATGCAAGGCCAACGTCATTCCCTTATGAAATGGGGCCCGATGCTGGATTTATGTATCGGATGCAAGAGTTAGGAAACCAGCCATTTTTAGTGATTAAATGGGCTTTGGGCGGCACACGATTAATAGGCGACTGGTTAAAATCTAATAATTACATGTACCAGGGGCTTATCGACTACAGCTACAAAATAGCTATGCAAAAATTACAGCCTTTAGGTGTTAGGAACCCGGTAGTTAAAATAGTAGATGTATGCTTAGTTACTAACGATGTATCTTCGACCGATTGGAACGCGGCAACGTTCTCTGCCGGAATACAACAAATTAATTCTGATCTTAGAAAGGATTTTAATAATCCTTTGTTAAACATGTTCTGGACACAAGTTAGGACAGATTTATCAACAACAACAGCCTTTCCTACTCCCCCAACACCGGCAAAAATAGCTGAGGCACAGGCTTGCATAAACAACTGTCAAGACATTAGTAATCCTGCTTATATTAAAAACTTTACCGTATTTAATGGATTTCAGAATCTACCTTTACAATCTGATATTGTACATTACACAAGTCAAAGCTACATTGATATAGGAATAACCAAAGCTAACACATTTTATCCTTTGTTATAATTCTCACCAAATAGCCCTCCTTTCACTTTTTGTTATATCGTGTGGGAGTTGTATATTTGTAAATCCTGCTTGAAGTCAAATAGTATTAGAATCCGTAAATTAAGCCGTGACTATTACAGCTATACCAGTAGCGTTATTTGATGGAGAGGTATTATACAGAAGTGCCACAGGAAGAAACGGTGGTGATATTCTACTCTGGTAGGTAGACAGGAATAAGAGCGATTGGCTTAATAGCTGGTCGCTTTTTTGTTTTGTGATTATGGAGTTGTATATTTGGGTATGTTAACACAGGCACAAATCGAGGCAAAGTACGGCAAGGCTAATCCAACTGGCAGGGGCTACCTGGTAACATTAATATTGCCATTCCCCATGCGCCTATCATGGGAACGTCAAACCAAAATCAAATCATTTCAATGTCATAGGTTAATTAAGGATAGGCTATTAATGGTTTATACCGATTTATTACTACACTATGGCTATGATAAACTTGTTGAACTTGGTATAGATATTTATGGTGGTTGTTTCAATTACCGGCTCATGCGTGGAAGCAACAAGACATTGTCTCATCATTCATGGGGTATTGCAGTAGACCATGATCCCGATCGTAACCTACTACATGAAACAGCCCGCACGGCTCGCTTTGCACGACCTGAATATAAGCCAATGATTGATATTTTTTACAAGCATGGTTTTAAAGGATTAGGCCCTGAAGAAAATAGAGATTGGATGCACTTCGAGATTGGCTCATGATTACCCTCGCTCCTGGCACTAAACTAAGGGCAAGATATAGCCTGCCTGAATTTAATATAGTTGGTAATATGCTATATCAAGTTGGTTATCATGGTGACAGAGTTGGTATACGTGTACTTAATACTGTTTTATACCTTGACAACCTTATGGAAGATGAATTAAAGGTATTTGGATTATAGATTATGGAACAACAAACCAAATTCGGAATAGGACAAATCGGTAACGAAACACCTCAGTTTGCTAAAAACGCTTTTCGAATCTATTTCTTTGCCAGTAAAGCTTTAATTGGCTGGTTTGCTTATACTAAACTGTTCCCGCCTGAATGGATATATGAAGCAATGGGTATAGTTACTTTGTTATTAGATCCAATTGTTTACGGGTTGTCTAAAATGGTTGGTGTAGTGCCTGAGAAAGATGAGAAATAAATAGCGCGACTTATTCGGATTGTCCGGGCGCGCATGTGTGGGGTGGTTACCTTCTCATGTTTGCCAATACAAATATAAATCCCTCATCTATGCATCCCAAATATGTATCAGTCGGTGTGGCTACAACCTGCGCATGATATTTTAATTCATCATCATCATTCCCGATAAACGTAACAGTTCTTTGTCTATCAGTTTCGCTTAGTTTTTGTAATCTGTCAATCAATTCCTGTACTTTCATCTTCCTAATACTAAATAATCTAATGTTAAAAACAATATTACCAGCCCACCCAATAAGTAGGTGAGCCAGTGTTTGCGGAGGTGGTTAATCATACCTTAACCTTATTTTTCACATACGTATCATAAACGTACTTCAATAACCCTAAAGCGATAGCCTCCCAGTTAATATCGCTTACTATAAAAGCCAATGCGTTACTTAATCCGCTGAAGAAGCCAACTCGACCGGCCTTGCTGGTTAATGCGCTCATATCAGCCCATATCAGGCCAAATGCCTCTTGTAAGTTATCTACCTGATGTCCGACACCCTCAAAGTACTCTTTTAGCCAAGCAAAGATAGTAGCTTCATTTACTCCGGTCTTTTGCTTAGCTATTTCTAAGGCTTCAGGGAATGGTTTTCCCGCGGTTAGCTTAATTACTTCTACCAGCTTTGATATTTGTATTAGCTTCATTTGTTGATCTTGTGGCAACTTATTAAAGCTATCCCGTACAGCGTTTCTTAATGCAGGCAGGATAAATAGTATTACTTTGCCTAAAATGGTATTCCAAAAGTTTGTCATATTGTTTATTGTTTAATCGTTATTAAGTAAAATTAAATGGTTTTCTGAATGAGGGCTATTCAGGTTATGAATCTCTACCAATTTTCTTATAAGATTTGGTAAGTCATAAATTAAAACCTCTTTGTACTCCATGTCTTTAATGAAGCAAACTCCAGCATCATCGACTAAAAGTTCTTGAGTTGATGATATACTAATTCTCTGTGTTATCATAATATAGTTTAATTATAAAGGTAGTGAATAATTCTAAAACGGGGCCTTGTTATCCCATACATGCCAAACAAGGCTATTGCTCATTACAACCGTATCGATATATTCCCAATACTCAAATAATTGGTTAGGTTCATCTATTGGATTACCGGTGCCAATGATATGAATTTGTGCGCCAGATATTGGGTTTTCATTATCCACCAAAGCCCACAATATAATTTCGCCATGTTGTTCTTTAGCTGATAATAGTTTGTAGTCGTCAGGCATTCTTATAAATTGCCGGTCTTTTATTTCCAGTGGGTATTTTAGGATTCGTTTCATGTGTTTTTAATTGTTAAATGTTAGTTCGGTGCCGGTTAATGATTCAAAGTAGAATGTTATTCGTTTAGGTTTACACTCAATTAAACCAAACCTTTCGGCTAATTTGAATGTAGGCTTATATTTTCTCAATCGCTCTACCTGAGCCTCCAATTCAGACCTGAAACTTTCCAAATCATAAGCTGATTTAAACTTATTACAACCCCTGCATGATGGCATTAGGTTATCAAAGTGGTTTAAATGGCTTAATGTTAAGTGAGATAAATGTGGTGGTATTTTGTGTTGATTACGTATGTGCCATTCAAAATTACGCTGTGATATACAGTGATCAACCTGCATATCTTTTATTGCTAAGTCATTGCCACAATATGCGCATTTACCACCATACTTTTGATGGACTATTGCTCGGTTAATTTTCATTTTAAATTCAAATAAACAGCACCGCCAACATAGCAGAACCAGGTGAGGAGGAATAGGGTGGTGTGGAGGGTGTGCTTCATAATGTAGTACCAATCTGTCTTTTAGCTGAGTTTAGCATATGTATATACCTAAGAGGGTCAGCATCAACCAGACTTTTGCATCTTGAAAGCTTTATTTTACTTTGTGATTTGCCATTAACCTTAACTCGTGACTTTCTATCAATTGAACTGACTATGTTTGAAAAGGTAGGTCTCATGTCATAAGTGAATATCTGAATAAACAATTGGAATTGCCTAATTCCCTTTTTAATATCCCAAATTCTAAGACCGAAATATTCTGCATGTTCGTCCTTGCAATTTATATATCTATTAATAAATATTTCTCTGTTTTTAAGATATGTTTCTAACTTCATTCTCTTTTTACTTTTCTTGGTTTATAGGTGGGGATGGTATTTCAAAGGCTCCAATAGCTTCAGCAAAAGGCCAATTTCGACCATAGAATAATATTTGACCGTTATCGAATAGTATTAGTGTCCTATCTTGATCTATGCTGTTTAAGTATGCAGGATTCGCCTTTATATCAACCCACACAGGCACCAACGCCCTCAACCTGTCTACTTCGGCTTGCAGGGTGGTGATGGTGGATTTCTGCTCTGCTCTCTGCTGCTTCTGCCACTCGCAGTAGCCTTGAAGCACTTCATATGCATGTTTCAGCACATCGTAGTTGGTTTCCTCCGCTGCCTGTTCTGTTGTTTTTGAGTTCATTTTTGGTTAGGGGTTAATCGTGATTGTGTGGCGTTTGGTTTAAAGCGTGTATTATTTCATCGTATAGTAACCATTCGCTACAGTCATCACCGGATGCGGTTGACATTTTCCAAAGGCCACAAACATTGCGCGAGTTGTCAATCATCCATTCTATTCCGTTCTCCTCGAGAACTTTTATTTTTTCTATTTTAGTTGCCATAATTTTCTCTTTATTAAAATCCCGCTTCATGAGGGGTGGGGGTTAAAAAACCGACTCTATTTTATCAATAATAACTTGAGCATCATCTCGGTATCGGTCATTAAGTATGCCATACTCAATAAGTGTACTATAGCCATTGGATGCATATTTTAACATGTTTTCCAATTTAGATACCCGCTCTTTCAAGTCCGCTATTTCTTTGGCGGTGTTTTGGGCTTGCCATTGTGCGCCAGATATGAAATCCCTAACAGTTGTTGGGTTGGTGTCAACCTTTCGTCCCCATTTACTTTCTGCATACTTCAAAGCTGCTTCCTCTATCCTTTCCTTACCCTCACTTAACAGGGTGGTAGGGGTGGTGGATGCTGTTTCAAGTTCAAAATCTTCTACAAATTTCTCGAAAGTGTAGCCGTTTTCACTATCGAGGTAATCTTTAATTGCTTCCTTGTATCGATACAACTCGGCAGATGAATTAAGCCAACAGTTTTTTATAAGTTCTTTATGCTGGTTGGTTCTAATTAACTGACTTTTTAACTGCTCAACACTTTCTGTAATTGGCTTGCCAACAACGGACGTTTCAATACTTTTATTACCGGTGGTAATGATTGATAAACCCCTGAACCTGTTAAGCAAAATAGCAACCTTATAAAATGGTATCTCACCGTGCTTATCTTTCCAGTCGTGCGCTATTAAAAATTTCTCTGCTTCCGCTGTATTATTGAACCATTCTCTGGTTTGTTCGGGTTTTTCCTTACCCTCTAATGGGCTGGCAGGGGGTGTAACTTGTCTGTACATAATTTTACGATAAGATGGGTTGTGTTTATTGTAATCCTGCTCGGTGGTTGGTTCCCATTTTACGGGGTCAGTAGCCACGTTATAGCCGGTGTTTTTATAGTACACCTTTACGAACTTTGATTGATGGGCTTCCGTCAGTTTATAATACTCGTCAAGTGTTAAATCCTTACTACCGTCAAGACCGTATATATCTGTAATGGAGGTGTTGAAATCTTGAACTGTGTATTCTTCCTTCAAGGCAGCGGGTGTAACTTCAGCAACTGGTATAGTCTTAACCACAACTGAATCTGATTGCTTAATCAACCAATGGTTTCTGTACTCCTTATAGTCCGTAGCGGTGTACTCGGTAATAAAAAACCCAAAATCTTCAAGCCTTTCAATGTCTTTTACGGGAAACCATAACAATAGTTCGTCAATGGTTTTAGTAGCTGATAAATATCCTACTACATTTTCATCAAATGGCATTTGTAGTTCTTTGTTGGCGCAAAAATTTAGTTGGCCATGTATCAGGCCAGTAAACTCTCCGGTTGATTTATACCATAAACCCTGGCCTGTGATGTCGTGTGCTACTCGGTAAAATGTAGCAGGGGGTGTAACTTGTTTATCTTGCATAATAGTTGTTCATTATAAGATTAGCTAATTTAACGGCTTGATGCTCTGACAGGTTTAATACAAAGCCATATTGGACTATGGTAGTAGTGTTATCCTCATAGTCAAAGTTTACTTTAACCGGATCTCGCTCACTATCGGTTATTATAATTTCTTCCGACATGGTATCAGTAGTACTGAGGGCAGGGGGTGTAGCTTGTGTTTCGGCAATGGCGATCATCTGGCGGGTTTCAATTCCGGTCTTATACTTTGCCTTATTATGGGTATCTAAATAATCTTGAATACTATCAAAAGATTCAAGATACTCCATTTCTTCATCTTGCCATTCCTGTTCATGAATGCGCCATTGTGCTTTAAAAACCAATTCGCTCGACTCATGGGTGCCGTTGGGTATTCCAAGGGTGGGATAGGTGTGTTGTTTGGCGAACTTGTCGAAGTCGTTATGTTCCCAATCATTTAAGCCAAAGAATGTACCATTTTCGGCACGTCCGTCAAGTTGGTGCGGATTTTTCGGCCTCGCCTCGCCGTTTATAACTTCCCATTGGCTGGGATGGATGCTGGCAGGGATTTCTTTATTTATATTCTTCATCGAAATAATTGTTTAAATGTTCATCACACGGTTTACAAACTAAATACCCGTGTCCATTGTAATCGGTTATGGCTTCACGACGTTTACACTCATGGCATATAACCTCATGGTTCATCATAGAACAATACCACTCTGCTTTTTCTTTGTTCACGGTTTCGGACTTCATCCAATCGCCAACGAATTGCCATGCTAACATATCGTTGTTCCATATACCGAAATATAATTCGCCCTTTGGTCGGACTTCGAATTTGACTGGCGTTTCATCTTTCTTCATAACAAAACTATTTTGCGTGTATTCTTTGGTGATGGGGATCATAATTTACTTTTGGCTATTTGATGATGAACTACAATTAATAATACTGAGATTATAATCGAGTCTATTATTAAAATTAATCCGCCTATTCCAAAAAACCTGTTCAGTATTAGGATAACAAATATGGCGGTAAGATTTCGTATGCTGGCACTCATCTCCCCTATCCCTCCTTTATATCATTTTTCAATTCGGACAGGATGGCGGCGGGGTCAAGTGTGGCAATGCTCATCTGGGCATGCCCTGAGGTTTTGGTTAAGCACTTCTTCAAAGCCAATTCAATACCGGCTATGGTTTGGGCGTCTTTTACAATGTTGGCCCATTCGTCCATGCAAGCTATAACATCGTTACCCGTTATCATTACAGACTCAGGACTACTTGTATCAAAAAGTAAGCACGAAGGGATGTGCTTGTCCATTATTTCCTCTTTTGTGGCCATAATTACTTTGCTAAAAGTTTACTAACCTTGCCGCCCTCGATAAGTTCTGATAGTGGCTTATTTAATGCCTGAACTAAATAATTAATAAAGTTCAGTTCGGTTAACCTTTCGCCATCGCTATCAAGATACTTATTCATTGTAGCCTGTTTAACATTTAAGATCACGCATCCTTGCACAAATATGCCAGGGTTACTTTTAATTGTTTTTTTTGTTTCGTTGCTTAATAGTATCATGTATTTCTTTTTAATTGACACCTCAAAGTAACGGATAATAAATATTATATGCAAATAAAAATGTAAATAATTATTATCACATATAAAATCAGATAGTGAAAATAAAAATAAAAATAAATTTGCGCGTCCCATTTCTTATACCGTTATTTGTTCCAACAAAAAGAAAAGAAAATATGAAAACAATATTAATCAACACAGCCGCTTACTCATTAAGCGCACTTGCAGGAGTAGGTTTTATTTTAGCAATTATTAACTCTTTATAGATATGAAAAGCGATAACTTACAAATCCACCGCATTACAAAATCAGGCAACAAGTTCGAAGTAGACTTTACAGTATTTGATGGCGAGTCACAATCAGATTGCACCATGCCGGTTACTCTTAAAACCTTAGTAGCGCATGCACAAGACAACGCTATGAATGTTTGGAACGATGGGGAGGCGCAAATTACTGACGACCTGCTTACTTACGTAGGCGACAACTACGAGTTGGTTATTGAGGATTTATTATTGAGTACTGTAGTAGCGTAATAACATGAAAAACAAACAAAAAATCCGATTAACAAAAGATAACGAAACCGAACCTGATTACGGAGTTACTTTAAAATGTATTTATTGCGACATGTACCATGCGGTAAGTGGGCAATGGGCCGATTTTAATGAGGTAGATAATACGAACTTCGTATGTCATGATTGCCAATACTTATGCGATTAACTAACCCCCTTAACTGATTGAAATATGAAAACGGAATACAAGAACTTAACAACAGCAGTATTTTTATCTGCTTTATTAATTTATCTATTAGGGTCTTTTGCATCTGCTGACTTTAATATTCAGCACTGGAGTGAATTAGCAAGATGGGTTATAGCATGTATTATGCTATGTGTTATAGTTATTATAATTGGTGCAACAATCAATCCTTAAAGAACATGCCCCGAACCCAACAACTAAACACCATGTATGACAGGGCATTCGAATTAGGATGCTTACTGGATGGCGCAATCGGTTTTAAATACCTCGGCATCGCAGCCCGAATAAGCTGCTGGTTAATTGAAAATTCACATAGATAAATAGAATATGAAAACACAAATTAAAAAACTATCAAACACACCAAAGGCGTATCAATATACAGCCGAAGATGTATGCAAAATTATGAACTTATTTATCGAAGCTAATTATGGCGAAAAGGCGGGTAAATTTGAAAGTAGTTTTATAAATATTTCAAGCGATGGCAATTTAGAGGTTAGTGGATTTGCTAATCCTAAATTAAGCAGAGGTGTATTTGCGTTGCTATTTACACTTGACACAGAATGTGATGATAATATCATTTACACAAATCTTAGCAGGAATTTAAAAATTATCCTCCATGATAAAAAAACATGGAATGACGCTTATATAGAAGTTTACAAAGCTTTATACGCTTAACCATGAACAACCAAACACAACAATACATCGATTACATTAAAAACCACTTTGATATGGAAGAAAGGAAAAGGCAACTCGAGCCACTAAAAGTTGATCTGATTGACTTTAGCAATCGTAATCATCACGGATACTTAATTAGTGATAGTGCAGAGCATCAGGACGTGAACAGCGGTATTAGGACGGCTATTATTGCCGTGACAATCCTTTTGTTAGTTGCCATCGCCTGGTATTACTCACCGGCTATTAATTATGTGCTTCAGGGGGGCCGGCCATGAAAACTAAAAACTACCCTTGGGTACTAAGGTTAAGTATCTCAATTCGAAAAGACTGGTTTTCTTATTGGTGGAAAACAAGAGGTTCAAATTACCTTGAAATGCAGATTTGGATTTTCAGAATAAATATCGGCATGCCGTGGTTGCCTTATGTACTTGAAGGTAAAATTAGAGATTATGGTAGCCTTGATGATGCAAGACGGACTAATGATAGCTTCATTAAAAATGGGATAGGTGTATTGATAGGAAAATACCCTGACTCCCTATAACCAAATCCACACCCATTATAACTTTTTATCATGACAAACGCGGTGTATTTAGCCGTATATTTACAGTCAGAGTTAAGACGCTGCCACGTCACATAATTAACTTAAAAACATTGGCCTTTGATGGCGGTTGGCAGACCGTTGTTGGGGGCTTTCTTATTTTTATGGAAAGAGAAAATTTCACACTCGAAACAGAAGAGGCACAAGAAATCGTATCACGCGATCACCGCGGATATGAAGTAGTATCAGAAGAAACAACTGGCAATAGCCGTTGGAGTATCCACAGAAAGATTATTGTAAAAAGGATATCTGATGGTTTATTCTTTGAAAGTAATTACTCAGAGGGTGCTACTGAAATGCAAGATGAGGCACCTTATGAATATGGGGATGCTGATTTTAACCAAGTGTTTCCAGTTGAAAAAACAGTAATAGTGTACGAATAATTCACAAGCCTTGCTTTAAGTGGATTAGTTGACGCTGCCGCTTATTGTGAGGCTTTTAACGTAGGAAAATATGATAACACAACAGCAAGCAGAAAACATGGTTCATGAATCTTTATTGACTGATTATACCGAACAAGAAATTAAACAAATGCCATATAGGGTCACAGTAAACAACTACGAGGTTATAGTAACTGGCGATACTTCCACAGGTAAACGTTGGACTGATAGGTATAAGATAGAAATGATGCCTCAGCTAATATTAATAGGCCACTAAAGCCCGCTTTGTCGCCTAACCCACACAAAAATTAACTTAAAATAGATATGTCAAACACAACAGTTGCCACTACCAAAGACAAGCCAGCAACCATTCAGGCACTATATAAAAATCCTGAATTACAACTTGACCGCGATAAATTAATCACATTCCTTAATCAAGATCCACCAGTTGCATGGGTAAAAGAACACCCTTATATAAAAGGTCATAAGTACTTACCTATAGAAAAGGTTGAGTTTATGTTAAAGCGTTTCTTCAAGGACTATAAAATTAAAGTCAAAGACTACAAGCAAGTTCTAAACGCCATTACATGTAGCGTTCGTGTAAAGTACCGTGACCCTGTAACTGAAAAAATGACTTGGCACGATGGGGTAGGGGGATGTGAACTGCAGACTGTAAAAGATAGCGGTAACTTAAAATTAGATGCCAGTAACATAAGCAAAGGAGCTGTTCCAATGGCTTTAGGTATCGCTAAGACAATTGCAGTTAAAGATGCATGCGATCACATCGGAAATATCTTTGGTGCCAATCTTAACCGTAAGGATGTACTTCCGGTTAAAGCAGATGATAACCTTAACGCTATTGTTGAAACTAAAGAGCATCAGCGTATGGTAAAACTTATTGCCGCCGCAAAAGACAGGCAAACTCTTGAATCATTACGTGACCATTTAACAGAATTATTAACACCAATATTTGAGAAAAGATGGAACGAATTAAGTTAACACCTCAAGAAATTGCAGCGCGGTTTAAAATTCGATGTTCGGCCATTCTTGATATTTGCGCTGGTGAAATTGGATTGACTGAAAAGCAACAGTTAAAATATGATACCCTTATTCAGCGAGCAAAAGATTTCAAGAATGGTGTCGCGAAGGTTAAAGACCTTACTGATATAATGAAATCGGAACTTTCTGAACTGCAATTCAAGAAAGATAATCCCGAATTGCCGGAGGGTGCGAAAACTTATTGCAAAAAATGGCTTAAAGAGTTTTTATACAAACGCCGCGCTGAAATTAAAAGCAAGTATCTTGATAAAGGCAACCAGTGTGAGGAAGATGGTTTTACGCTTATGTGCCTGGAACTTAATTTAGGTATGGTTTATAAGAATACTGAATATTTTGAAAACGAATATATTTGTGGCACGCCAGATTTATTTGTACGCAAGATTGTCTACGACAATAAATGTTCTTATTCACTCGATACATTTCCAATGTTCGAAACTGAAAATCCTAAGCCTGAATATGAGTGGCAATTAAACGGATATGCGGAACTTTTAAAGACTGATGATGCAGTATTAGCGTACACTTTAATTGATGCGCCTAATGATATTATATCGCGCGAGGTTAAGTGGTTAATAGACCCGAATGATATTTACAATAAGCTTTGTGATCTTATTTACACAAAAGACAATTTTGTCAAAGCTGTTTCAGAATATTGCCCGGATTCAACCGCCGATCACTTCATTGAAATTCCGCAAGAAGAAAGAATTGTAAAGTTTGAATTTAAAAAAGACCAGTCTAAAATTAACAAAGTAAACGAACGTGTGCCAATGTGCCGCGAATATATTATTTCACTTTTAACTAAATAACAATGGGAAAACCACTACAGGGGAGCATAGACTTCACCGTTTTAATGGACGCTGCAAAAGCAGCTCACACCGCTTTTAGCAGGTCTGAAAAGAATCAACATGTTTACGGTAATGTAACATTGTGGTTTAATGATGAACCGGATAAATTCGGCAATACTGTTTCAATTCAGCTTAATCCTAAAAAAGATACTCAGGATAAAAAATTATACTTTGGTAACTTTAAGGGTGATATTGAAAAGCAAAAAACAGGGGATGCAAATGTAACTCAACTACCTGATGACTCAGATTTGCCATTTTAATCATGAGGTTTGGACTGTAAGTGACTCCTGCCCTCACACATGGGACTTCAGGATTCACGGTCAAGACTGCCCGTATTGCAAACAAAATTAATAACTCCCCCGGCTGATTGGGCTGGGGGTAAAAAGGAAAGAAATGGAACAGAAACCCATAAGAATACAAAGAAAGCGAACTAAAGGATGGAAAATGCCCGAAAATACAGTTTCGGTAACAAGGCCTGGCAAATATGGAAACCCGTTTAAAGTGGGTAGATATTACAAAGTTTTCGCGAATGGATGGTTTTCTCCATGCCATCCTAAAAGCATAGAAGAGGCTTTGATTGATCCAAGTTATACTTTAATTAATTCAAATGAAGATGCGGTAATAATGTATAAAAAATATCTATCTGTTTTAGAAACCAAACCTGATTTTAGTGAATTAAGAGGTAAGAATTTGGCATGTTTTTGCGCTCTTCAAAACGCGTGCCATGCTGACGTGCTATTGGAGGTGGCTAATTCATGACCACTCTACACACCCTAACCCGCGAATACATCGCCGCCGTTAAAGCGTTCGATAAGTCGGCAACACGTGACCGACGAGCCAAGATGCTCATGTGCCTGGCTAAACTGGAGAAAGAATTGGATAAGGAGGGGAAAGATGGTAAGTGAGGTAACGAACGAGGACAACATGGCCATGATGAGCCGGTATCCTAATAAGTTTTTTGACTTGGCAATAGTTGATCCGCCTTATGGCATCGACTTTGGAAAGTTCAATCGCACCAACACTGACTCAACAGGCGTTAAAGTAAAAGCCAATAAATACAAACAGGCTGATTGGGATACCGGAATTCCCAATCAGGAGTATTTTGATGAGTTAATGAGAGTAAGTAAAAACCAAGTTATATGGGGTGGTAATTATTTTCCTTTACCGCCAACACAATGCTTCATATTTTGGTATAAACAAAATCCAGTTGCTAACTTTAGCGATGGTGAGTTAGCATGGACTTCATTTAAGAAACCGGCGTTATGTTTTGATTATCGATACTATGGCAATTTAAGTGGCAATACTTCAGCAGAGGCAAAACATCACCCTACACAGAAGCCAATTGCTTTATATGATTTCGTGTTAAAGAAGCTTGGAAAGCCAGGACAATCAATACTTGACACCCACCTCGGCTCAGGTTCATCACGTATAGCCGCCTATGATTTAGGATTTGATTTTTATGGATGTGAGCTTGACCCGGATTATTACAACGCCCAAGAAAAACGTTTCGCCACCCACATAGCTCAACAAAAACTATTCGCACCACAACAACAGATATGCACACAAACCAGCCTACTGTAGATTTTTTAACCCGCGACCTCACCCTCCAACAGGCCAAAGAGAAACGCCTGCAGGAAGAACTAACCGAATGCCAAAACACCATCGCCAGCCACCAGGCGGTTATTAAATTGATTGAAGAAAATGAGCTATCAACTAATAAATAATCCATACCTGGATAGACCGGCGAAGCCAAATATAATATATAAGAAAGCGAATAGATTACCAAGGGCTAAGCAAGCAATACCAGAACTTATTGAATGGCCTAAATGCCCACAGGCATACATGAATGTTAACAACTTCAAAGACATGCCTTTATCAAATCCTGATTATGAATGCGATAAGCCTGATTGCTTGTATTGCTATTGCATGCGTGAAGGTGTAAAATAATTTCCACAAGCCGGTTGAAATATATCGGCTTTTTTGTATTGTTTATTAACTTTAATATATGTATATTTGAATATGGAAGGTAAAAACCTTAAATTAATCCTTAAAGAACGTGGTGTAAAGCAAACATGGGTTGCTGATAAACTAAAAGTTAACAAAGCCCAGGTAAACCAATGGGTTAACGGTGTATATCCTATACCGGATAAATACAAGATTGAGCTTAAAACTTTATTAAGCGTTTAATCTTATTGCTAATAACTTTTAACAAAAGTAAATAAATGGGAGAATTACTTAACGAAAGACTAAAGAAATATAACCGTTTTGCATTTGAACTTACGAATTGGAATCAGGCACCGGACTGTGCTGGTGTCTATTTTATAGTAGATGAATTAGACGACCAATGTTTGATTCAGTATATAGGAAGTAGCAAGTGCTTAATTGATAGAATTAGAAATCATGAAATTATCAGGTCAATTAAAAAGAAAGGACATTTTTACTTTACTAAGATATATATCGTGCCAATGAACCTAAAAGACTACCGACCTGCTGAGGCTTTTTTCATTCAAGAATTTAAACCATCACTTAATAAAAACAAACCAGATTATCATTCTTGTTTAAGAAGGGAACATGAAAATGTCTAAAGATACTTTTTACTTCAGCCATGACTACAATGCTAGACACGATCCTAAAATAAAAAAACTGATTATAAAGCACAGTTTTGCTGGTTTGGGTATGTATTGGTACATAATTGAAATGCTTTATGAGCAGAACGGTTATTTGCTTATATCAGATTGCGAAGGCATTGCATACGATATGCGAACGAAATGCGACCGCATAATGAGCGTAATAAATGATTTCGGATTATTTAAAAAAGATGATGAGAAATTTTGGTCTGAGAGTGTGCTTAGACGTTTAGACTTACGGAAAGAGAAATCCGAAAAGGCATCAAAATCAGCACGTTACAGATGGAATAATGCGAACGCACAGCAATCGCAATCCGGTGGCAATGCTATAAAGGAAAATAAAATAAATAATAAGCCTAAAACCGCTGCTCCTAACGGGCAGCTATCGGATAGGAAGAACAACCTTAACCCCCACTTTTAGCCATGCCAATCAAAAACATAATGGATTATCTCCCCGAAATTGAAAAACTACGAAACGAGGGATTAACCAGGGGATTTAACACCGGCTTTAAATGCTTAGATGAACTTTACAGCATAAAATTAGGATCGTACACTACTGTATTAGCAGAGCCAGGTCACGGAAAGTCAGAATTTATACTGGAGGTATGTTTAAATCAGGCAATTAAATTCAATCACGTCAGCCTTATTTGCTCACCTGAAACAGGCAATCCAGAGCAGATAGTTGCTGAGTTGATACATAAGTACACAGGTAAAAGCATGTTACTTTCTGACTACAACCCAATACCGGAAAAAGAGTTTTATATAGCACTGGAATGGCTTAACCAGTTCTTTGTAATACCGACCGACACAAAAGGTTATTCGATTGAAGAATTATTCCAGTATGCCGATGATTGGCAAAAGGAAAATGAGAGAAAAATACATATCATAGTTGGTGAGCCTTACAACGAATTAGAACATGATATGCGTAAATTCGGAACACGTCAAGATCTTTATATTGAGTGGTTATACTCATGGTTTAGACGTGAATGCCGTAGAACTAATCGCCACTTCTTTTTAAGCATACACCCTACAAGCCAGCAAGCAATAACTGAAAAGGGGTTTACTTACTACCCTAAACCATTACCTAGGCAAGCGGCAGGTGGTCAAGCAGCATTTCGTAAATCAATGACATGGATTACCCTTTGGAGGCCACCTTCACAATTAGCTGATAGTTCGGGTTGGCAGTATAGAGAAAACGAATTGCACGTGTTCATTGATAAAGCTAAACCTAAAGGCGTTTCATTTAAGGGCATGTGTAAATTATATTTTGACTGGAAGCGTAACAGGTACTATGAAGAAATAGACGGTAAGCCCTTTTACGGATTTGAACACGAAAGTTTAAATATACCTCCTGAAACAAAAGATTTTACTATGCCTTTAAGCAGCAATTTTGACGATGAAGAACCTCCTTTTTAATAACAACGAACCCAAATACAGCCCATCACTGATTTTGCCGTTACCTGGTAAAGATGAGCGATTAGAAACTGTTAGCCAATTATCATTATACAACGGCTTGCAAGGTGAACCGGATAAAGACTTGGTTAATCATTACAAAACTGTATCTGAAATATACGCCCTTAACTTTGACAACACTGTTGAATCAACAGAGGCACTTATAAACTCAGACGGTGCTATTGCTGAAATGTACATGGACGTTATTAAGCATGAACAGGATAAAGGCGAAAGCCCAAGATCTAAGCAACAGAAAGGACGGTTAGTAATTATACAGAGATCAATTGAATTGCTCCGTAAATACTTTAATAAGTTTGAACAGGCAAAGCACATGTTAAAATTAAGTATCGATGAGCGTACCCGGATGTTAGTTTATATCAAAGAATTGAAAGAAGAAAACGAGAAACTTAAAAAACAGTTAAAATTTTAGGCCTTGATTTAGCCGATTATTTATTAAGATAGAAAGATTATGAAAGCGATAGATTACGTAAAAGAAAATTATCAGGATGCTGTATGCGAAAAGCATAGAACAAGTGGTCCGATGGGAAGCCGTCATTACTTTATTTACACCACATTTAAACAGTCTGCAAAACAACTGATCGGAGATGGTGAAACAGAAAGTAAAGCATGGGTTGATGCCAAATTGAATATTTTAGAAAGCAAAGACAATGAGCGTTAAGAATTACAAACCATCACTTTGCCATCGATCAGACATTAAAGATTTTATTGAAACCTGGCACTATTCCAAAAACGTCAATGGCCTTACGATAGATTATTGTTTTCGGTTAGATGATGAAAACGGCAATTTGATTGGAGCGATGATCTACGGTAAAATAGCAATGGCTAATGTTTGGAAAAAATATACCGAACAAGAATCCGAGTTAATAGAACTTAAAAGGTTGTGCTGCATAGACGATACACCTAAAAATACGGAGAGTTATTTTATTGGATGGACAATCAGGTATCTTAAAAAGATAAAGTCTATTAAAACGATTATAAGCTATGCTGACATGACATATAACCACGCTGGTACTATCTACAAAGCGTCAAATTTTAAACACTATGGCTTTACAGCTAAAGGTAGGGTGATTATGTATAACGATAAACGCTATCATGATAAGACTATCAGAACAAAATATAAAGGCGAATTAAAGCCTTTTGCCAGACAGATAGCCGATGCCTTAATTGATGGATCTGCGAAATATGTAGAGACTAAAGGTAAACACGTTTATTTATATTCATTATGAAAAGTAGTAATAATTATTTAATTGAAATCTGTAAGAGGTTTAAAATAGATAGGAGGTTAAAGCCTTTCTTTTACAATGGGGATTTGGTTTGTAATGATAAGTTTACCGGAATATGTACTGGCTGTGATGGGGTAGGATGCTCTGAATGTGGCTATAGAGGTAAACGAATTGTTTATTTTCCTAATCTACTCGTATCAAGAGAAGAAATAAATGCCACCCCGTAAGATCCACGCCAATGGAAATCTATTTGAAGACCAATTAGGCAAAACTAAATACAAAGCCAAACCCCGGGAATACATCCCACCCGAATGGCTAACCGAATACCTACGCAAACGGGATAAAGTAATTAACCTCTTACATGAGGGTTATACAGTTGAACAGATTAAAGTAATGATGAAAGTAAAATGATTAGTAGTAAAAAAATAGCGGAACGGGCAATACAATGCTATCCCGACAATGAGAACGAAAAAAGCGCATACATACAAGGCGCATCAATGGTAAAAGCTACATGGTGTAAATTACAAGAAGAAGATGTAAAGAAAATGGCTAAGTGGTTCCTTCAAGGTAGCGACTTTCAAAACTTTTCTGATTTCTTAGACGAACGAGATAGGATTGAGTGCTTAAAGGAATTTTATTATTATTTAAATTCAGACGCGCAATGAATAATCTATCCAACAAACAACTATCCACCATCATGCCAGGCTACGCGCTGCCGGTTAAGAAACGTGCTAAACCCTCACGAAAGGAAGAACACATACAAACAGCCTTTTCTAAGTGGTTTAAAAGCCAATACAGAGATTTTCCATTTAAATGCGATGAAGTAGTACATAAAAGGTCTTTCGCCGCTCAGAACGTCTTAAAAAGCCAACAGTTTAAACCTGGCCATCCGGATATAAACATCCAGGTGATGCGTATGGGTTTTGGCGGGTTATATATCGAGCAAAAAAAATCATTCGAGGAACTATTCTACATAGAGAAAGAGCGATATGGTATGATGCGCCCTGGCAGTAATAACCACTTCATTGACCAGGAAATTTACATGTGTCATTTGCGCGAACAAGGTTACTTTGCTACCTTTAGCACATCGTTAGAGCAGAGTATCTACTTCGCAGACAGATATATTAAGGGGTTATTAATCGTGCCGCTTCCAGTTAAGTATGAGTATAACGCCAAGACCATGATGGAATATATGGGTTGTAAGCACTTTAAGCCGGTCGACTTATTTTAACACCACATCACACCAAATAACACAAACAAGATGAAAAATTACTACGAACGGGCAATAGGAAGACGCGAAGCTATATACTATTGTCAACATAAAACAGCATGGGGATCTGGCTATAAAAATGTATTGCCGGGTGGATTGACCGAAAAAATGCTAATCCAAATGAGATGGAAATTAGTTGGGTATTGTGTTTTACGTAAATTAAATTATGGATCAGTATAATCAAACCGGGTATCAATACAAAATAAATGAACCCGTAATTTTAAATGGAGTAGAAACTGTTATAAGTTATATTATAAATGATGCTGTAGATGAAACATCTTATCTTATTGATGATTTCTGGTATAGCGAATCAGATTTTTCAAGAATAAAATCATAACATGAAGCCACTAAAAGTAAAAATGACAACAGAGGAACTAATAACCAAAGTAACCCAATGGGCTAACGATAGAAATATTATTGATGGATGCCCACCAATTAAGCAGGCTTATAAGACTCTGGAGGAATGTGGGGAGTTGATTGAGGCGGTAGCAACACAAAACGCATCAAGGGCTGTTACTGAAGCTTTACTATCTAAAGAGCAAATCAAAGACGCTATAGGCGACATAACCGTTACCTTAATCATCCAATGCGGTATGCAAGGCGTTGACTTTATCGAATGCCTTGAGGGTGCTTACAATGAGATTAAGGATCGTAAAGGCAGGTTGGTTAACGGGCAGTTTCAGAAAGAGGGTTGATATGAAAAAAGAGAACGTTACAAAAGTTATTTTTACAGTCGGGATTATTCCGGTGCTATATATTTTAAAGGACTTGGAAAAGAAAGAAAGATATGAAGATTGCGCTGTTATTAAGTCTGTAATAGACAACTTTAACTATTCTTACAATGAAACCATACCAACTACCATAAACGGTTTAAACGTTGGTAAGTTTATCAATGGGAATGGGCTGAGGTATGATAGTTATAAGTCTTTACTGCCGGGGTATATAACCAAGGCTTGCCTATTGCTAGAGGTACCGGTCGTTGATTAATAAATAAATTGTATATTTGAACTAAATTCGAAAATTACGATAAATTTACGGAATGGCACTATTCGAAAAGGGCAACCCTGGTAAACCCAAAGGTGCCGTAACAAAATCAACAAAGTTAGTTAAAGAAGTGTTCGCAGAGGTTTTTGCGGCACTTCAAGATGGTGGACCTGCATCTTTAGAAAACTGGGCTAAAGAGCAACCCACTGAATTCTATAAACTCGCCAGCAAACTAATCCCGACACAAATCAGCGGCGACCCTGATCAACCATTGGAGATAAAAACAGACCTTTCCAAGCTATCTACAGAGGAACTATCCGCGTTAGCTACGGCTGTGGTTAAGTTAAGACCCGATGCAGATTGATCTTAACCGACTACCATCGCTATCATCTATCAAAGGTGAACTATGCAAGCGCAGGTTCTTCTACTTTGTGCAGGAGTTCTGGGAAATTATAATACCCGAAAGCGCGGTTTGGAACTGGCATATTGAGTATATATGTGACGAACTGCAAGAAATGGCATTTAGAATACGTGATAGGCAACCAAAGCTACACGACCTAATCATTAACGTGCCTCCTGGTAGCTCTAAAAGCTCTATTGTAACACAATTATTCCCTGCATGGTGTTGGACTATAGATCCGACAATACGTGCGCTTACAGGGTCTTATTCTGCGTCATTATCAACAGATCACGCCGTTAAGAGCCGGGACATCATTAAATCGGATAAATTTAGAGCGTATTTCCCTAACATTGCCATTAAACAAGATCAGGATAATAAGACTTATTACAAAAACACTCACAACGGCGATAGATATTCAACTTCTGTAGGCGGTACGGTTACTGGTTTTCATGCTCACTTGATCGTTGTAGATGACCCATTAAATCCAAAACAGGCGGCAAGTGAGGTTGAATTGACCAGCGCAAACCAATGGATGGATGTAACGCTATCTACTCGGAAGGTAGATAAGGCCGTTACGCCTACCATCCTGGTCATGCAGCGGCTGAGTGAGAATGACTGCACAGGTAATTGGTTAAGTAAAAAAGGCAAGTCAATAAAACACATCTGCCTACCTGGTGAATTGAGCGATGGTGTGCGCCCGGTTGATTTAAAAGAGAAATATGTTGATGGTCTG